CGTATTTGGCATCGCGCAGGTTGGCATCGCGCAGGTTGGCACCGCGCAGGTTGGCACGGCTCAGGTAGGCACCGCGCAGGTCGGCACCGCTCAGGTCGGCACCGCGCAGGTCGGCACCGCTCAGGTTGGCACCGCTCAGGTCGGCACCGCTCAGGTTGGCACCGCGCAGGTAGGCACCGCGCAGGTCGGCACCGCGCAGGTCGGCACCGCGCAGGTAGGCACCGCTCAGGTCGGCACCGCGCAGGTCGGCACCGCTCAGGTCGGCACCGCTCAGGTTGGCACCGCGCAGGTTGGCACCGCGCAGGTCGGCACCGCGCAGGTAGGCACCGCTCAGGTCGGCACCGCGCAGGTCGGCACCGCTCAGGTCGGCACCGCTCAGGTAGGCACCGCGCAGGTTGGCACGGCTCAGGTAGGCACCGCGCAGGGTTCCGCCGTTCGCCCATGCGACGGCGGCGAGGTAGGTTATGTGCTTGTTCACAGCGCACCTCCGATAGCGGCTAGGGCAATCAGCAGCCATGCCAGCGCGGTGAACGCGGCGGCGGTTAGGATGGCCTCTGCGGCGAGGCGGATGAGGCGGGTCATTGGGCGTTCTCCTTGTCGGTGGCCAAGGTCGGGATGGGGAACCAGCGAGTAGGTTCGGGGTTGGTTTCGGAGCAACATCCGCAGCCGTGAGACGGGAGGACGGCGGGATCCCAATCTTCCCACTTATCGGACGGTCGCCCGCGCCAGTCGGTCACGCGGCGGACTTGGATCCACTGCCCATCAACCTCGGCGATAACGGCGCTTAGGTCCGGAGGAGGGGGCCAGTCGGCTACGGTCGCGTGATACTCGGTCATCGGTCGTTCTCCTGCGCCATGACTTCATCGGGGGCGGCCTCGGCGTATCCGAGCCACTGGAAGCTGTTGTTCACGACCTTGCTGAAGATAGCCGCCTCGCCGTCGGCACGGTTGTGTGCGAAGGCGTGCGGGGCGGCGGTCACCTCCCCGGGCGGCGAGGCGAGCGGGATCAGGGACGATAGTGCGCCGCTGCCGCCGGGCTGGCCGACGCGCAGGACGTAAAGCCGTTCACGGACGCGCGGATCCCGATAGCTTTTTATCTCATACCGCCGGCCACCATGCGTCAGGATCAGGCGGGCGGCGTCCCGCTCGGACAGGCCGGAAGCAAGCACGGTGTCGCCGTGCAGGACGGTGAAGGTCTCGGCGCGGGTCACTCTACACCCTCCGCAGCAAGCCGGGCCTGCATCTCATCCCAATCAGCTTGTGGGATGGCCTCGGCGGTCCAGCCTAACGAGGTGTCAGCGATACGGACAACCTCGGCCAAGATTTCGACCTCGGCGGCGTCTTGTTCGGCCTCCCACGACGCAACCAGCCAAAGGCTGAAGGCGCCGTTTAGCGACTTGCCCCAAAGAGACCAACCCGCGTTGACAGGGTGTTTGCGAATCTCATACTGCGCACTGTCGTGCGTCAGGATCTCGTGGGCGGCCTCGGCCTCGGTCAAGCCCTCGGCGATGGGCTCGCCGGATCGGTCAACGACTACGTAAAGCATAATGCGGTGTCTCCTGTGAGCGGGCCAGGCTGGCCCTCCTACTGCCTCCGGCCCGCTACGCCGGAGCGCGCGGGCCTGCTGTGGCAAGTAAAGGCTGAACTTGTGGCGGCTGTCAATCGGTAGCTGTGCGGGCTCGCCTGACGGCGGCGTGGGCGGCGTCCCATGCCTCGGACGCCTTGCGCGAGCGCGGCGGCTCCATAGTGTCAAGAAGATGCTTCAGGGCAGCGAGCGTGCTCGGGGCCTCTGCGATCAGGCGGGCGTCAGCTTCCGCATAGACGTTGCCGATATGGCGGGGCGCATGTGCCGGGAGCGTCTCGCTGACGGGCGCTCCGATCATGAAGCCGAGCCACGGCGCATCGTTGCGGGTTGCAACCCAAGGGCCGGGCGTGTGTCGTGTGGCGAGTGTCAACCTGTGCGGGCCGGGGGTGTCTGCCTCGGCAGCGTTGCACAAATCCACGTCCGCGAAGTGGCCGTAACCGTAAGGCATGGCGATCAGGTCCTTTCGATCAGGTCAAAGCGGGCGGTCTTGCCGGAGGGGGAGAATCCCCAATCTTGAATCCGCGGGTTCTGGTAGCCCATGCGACGGGCCAAGGCGCGCACGGCGCCGGCGTGCCCCTCCTCCGCCGGGCAGATTGCCGACGGGCCGGAAACGTGGCGCGCTCGATACGTGCCGGCGCCCCATTGGCTAGCGGGCCGGTCGCGGCATACGGTGACGTTGTAGCCGTAGGTCATAGCGGTCACTCCCCGTAGTAAAACTGTTGCGCGAAGGTAAGGACGTCTTCCCGCTCCTCATCGGTGAGCGCATACGGGGTCCAGGGCGTGCCCCAATCCTGATACTCAAGCCGGGCGGTGTCGGGCTGGGCGTCGCCGTCCAGGTCGCCTGTGATGCGGACAGAGGGGCCGCCGAATGACAGGAGGATCTGATATTCAACCGACACGGCAACCCGAACGGGATCATGCCAGCTTGAGCGGACTTCGACCGAGAGGGGCGCTTCGTAAATGGCCTGTGCGGCGGCGTCGATATCGTCGTCTTCGACGGCGGCGCGATCGTTGGCGACAAGTTCGCGGATGGTCTCAAGCCAGGCGGTTGCGGCGTCGCGCCCGTGGTTGTCAGGGGTGGCGGTCATGAGGGTTTCTCCTGTGAGGGGGTGGCCCGGCGACCTCGCGCCGCCGGGCCGGGGGTTGTCAGACGTTGACGGGAGCCGCCTCTTTCGTGAGGCTTTCGGCGTGCTTCCAAGCCTTGCCGCCGGCAAGGGGGCCGTCCAGTTGGCGAAGATAGACGACGCGCCCGCTATTCGGGCCGATTCCGGTGACGGTGGCGCGGCGCGTAATGCCGTAATCTTCGTAGGTCACGCGGTCGCCGGGCTTGAAGTCAGACATGAGGGTTTCTCCTGTAGCGCGGGCCAGGCTGGCCCTAGGGTTAAAGCGGTAACTTGTATGGTGGCGGGTGTCAATCGCCGGTCGCCTTGGCGATGGCGGCGCGTGCGATAGCGAGCGCGGCGGCGGTTTGCCCGTAATCGAGCTGTTGCTCGATTCGCTCCAGGGCCGCCAGCATGTCCGGCGCGGCGGCGATCAGGTAAGCGTTGTGCGCGTCTGTATCCGCAACGAACGCGCCATGCTCGTTAACGATCAGGGGTTGCTTGCTGTAGATCGTAGTCTGGATTCGCCAAGGCCCCGGCGTGTGCTGGTGCGATGCAATCATTGGTCAATTTCCTGTAGCTAGGCGGGCCAGGGTGGCCAGCCTTCACGCCGGCGGCCTCCGCACGCTAGGCGCCGGAGGCTTTCGGGCGGGTTGTCCGCGATGGGGGCGGGGTTAGTCGAGGATCCCGCGCATAGCCTCGCGAATGCAGGTCAGGTTGTAGCGGGCGCCGTCGGGGGTCCGCTCGCCGGCAAGGGCGATTGCGAGGCGGGCGGCGCCGCGTTGGGCGCCGTGCTCGCGGGCGAGGTCGCGCGCCCACTGATACAAGCCTTCGTCATTGTTGAGCCAGAGCGACACGTTCCAAGCGTTCCAGCTACGGTGGCCTTGATATGCGGGCATAGGGGTTTCTCCTGTGAGGGGTTGGGGGTCAGTCGGCGTCGCGCTCTTGGGCATAGCCGTTTGCGGCATCCCAAATCAGGTACATTTCGGCGTGTTCGACGTCGCGAAACTCTGTCTCGAAATAGATAGCGCGCGCCGTCTCGGTAATCTCGTCATCCGTTGCTAGGCGGTTCTCATACTCGCCGGCGGCGTTGCGCGCGACAATGCGAAACTCGGGGCGCAGGTGGCGCCGGACATACTCGCAAGCGGGCTCACAGTCGCCGGAGCGCGTGCAATCGAGAACGTCGGGGGCGATATCCTCCGGCACGTCGCAGAAGCTGGCGCGCGGCTCGCGGGGGCAGATTTCGATAATGAGGGGCATGTTGCCGGTCTCCAGGACGGGGGCGGGCCGCTATTGGCCCGCGCTCCCCGTCTGAATCGATATATAAGGGAAGGCTAAAAAGTGGTCAAGCGTTCAATTGCACCTTTTACGAGTTAAAGCGGATTGTTATCCTTCGCAACGTGCAACGCGACGCATCATGATGCATCGTGTTGCATGTGTTGCAGCGCCCCTGAAATGCAGCACCACATGCAACACGAGGGGGGCCCTATACGTAGTATAGGCCCCTCCGTGATGCGTGATGCATTTGGCGCTGCGTCGCGTTGCACGCTGCGTTGCACGCTGCAAAGCCTTTAACTGTCTGTTAGTAGGCGCTGAGACGGTGGCCAGGATGGCGGTTAGTCGGAGGCTGTTAGGTCCGGTTAGCCTTCTATCGGATAGCAGGTCGCGGCGCCCTTCGCACATATAGGCGCCCGCGCATTGACGCCAGGCCGGTCGGCGGGTATAACACTCGGCTGTAATCCGAAAGGGATTTGACGCATGGCAGTCAACGGCGTTGGGCGCCCGCACTCGTTTCGGGTGGAAGTTGGCGACGCGATTTGTGAGCGGCTGGTTAATGGCGAGTCGCTAAGGGCGATTTGCCGGGATCCTGAAATGCCGACCGTTGGCGTTGTGCTAAGGTGGGTAGCTGAGGGGGACGTCCCGGCGGATGAAAGCGGGAAGGGGCTGAGCGATGCACATACCGCTCTCCGCCGATTCCGCGAACAATACCTGCGCGCTCGCCAGGAACAGGCCGACGTGTTGGCGGATGAGATTATCGACATTGCCGATCGCGCCACGGATCCGCAGCTTGCCCGCCTCCAAATCGATTCTCGCAAGTGGTATGCCGGCAAGGTGCGTCCGAAGGTCTATGGCGAGGGCATTGCGCTAAGGCATACTGGCGCCGACGGATCCGGCGCCGTCCAGGTCGACGTCAACGCCAAATCGGCCCTTGTCGACGGGATCCTAGACGCCATGAAAAAGGCGCCCGGCGGTTAAGCCGGGCGCCCCTTGGCGCGACCTGCTAGGCCAGGCTAGGCCCTAGTCTTCGTCGCCGGCCCGGTAGTCCCGCTCCCTCTCGGCGGCATACTCCGCCGCACAATGCGCGGCGCTGGCGGCGCTTTCCGCGTCGGGATAGACCTCCGGCTCCAATGTCCCGCACATGTTCGCCCCCATGGTCCATCCCGCGAGGAAGCCGCGGCCAGATGGAAGCCGCGCGATAATCGGCTCTAACGTCGTGTCTTGGTAGTCGTCGGCATAGTAGCCAGACACATAGCGGCGCCGGTCCTGTATGTGGTCGTTCGCGTCTTCGAGTCGCAGGGCAAGGGAAGAGCCGCGAGGATCCATCGTCAGGGCGTGCGCGCCGCTATAGAAGCCGCGGCCCTTGCCCGGCGCTGACGGGCGCCACCTGTAGGGTCCAACATAGCGCCGCGCCGTTTTGCGGTCCGCAAGCGGGCGCCCGTAGTCTAGCAAGGTGATTGTGTCGAACATGCTCTGTCTCCAATGTAGCTAGGCCACGTCGGCCCTACGCCAAAGGGACCGCACGCGCGTGGCGCCGGTCCCGATAGGCGGTCTGCCCGCTATGTGCGGCGCTGCTAGGCGTAGGGCGTGGCAAGAGCCTCTTCTAGCGTCGGGCGCCATGGTGCCGCCTCGTCAACGAATGACCAAGCCTCCGCTTCCTCGCATTCCATATCTAGCCAACACAGTGCGAAGCCTTCGGCGCGACGAATAACGAACGCGCCATCCGCGCATTGCGTCCCCTCAGACGGGACCGCAACCACAGTTGCCTGAAGCCCATTGGCATACTCTATCTCTTGTCCCGTGCGATACATTATGCGCGCCCTCCGGTCATTTCCCGCCACGCTTGCCAAGCGCGATTCCAAGTGTCCATATCCGACTCCGCTTGCTCGTCACACTCAGGAAACTCCCTGCCCGTGACGCGCTGATAGGCGTCAAGCATTGTCATGTTCGCATCGCAGAAATCGTGCGAGGCGCAAGCGCAAGCGTAGTCAGGTCGCAAATTCCGGCGCCGGACCTCGGCATAATTGAAAGCGCCAATGTCGAGGCGCAATTGGACATCAAACGCTTTGGCCAGGGCTTGTTCTGTTTCGGTGTAGGTCATGGCGTCATGCTCCCGTCTATCTAGGCCACGTCGGCCCTACGCCATAGGCTCATATCCTAGCCGCCGACGCAAGCGATTAGTTGCGCCGCACCTATGCGGCGGATTGTCGCACCTAGCTAAGGGGAAGCTACTCTTTATAAATGCACGCAAGGCGGGCGCCCGGCGCCGCACGTGCGACACTATGCCGCGGCGACTAAGGCTTGACGCCATGGGCCGGCTGGCCTAGGATCCTCTGGCGTGTAGGGCCTTTGGCCCGGACCCCTATACCCCACCTGGGAACAGCGGTCTGGTGCTGGCATGGCCAGAGATAATTTTTGCAACAGCCCACCCTCAAAGGGCTAACAAGGAGACAACATGATAGATACTACGTTCATCAGCATGACGCCCGAAGGCATACGCACGGCGCTGGCCGTCATTCCGGACAGCGACCGCCTCACCCTCGTGAAGGGCGAGGGGTTTGACGCCTGGCGCGCGGACACCACCCCCGTGTCGCTCGTGTTCGGCGAGCCCACCGTGCCGAAGCGCGACGCCGACATGGCAGCCCTCGTCGAGCACATCCGCGCATGGCTCGACGGCAAGGAGACGCCGTGATGCCTGACGTCCCCGACGACTACTGGCTCCGCCGCGCCGGCGTGCTCACCGAGGAGGACGACGCCGGGTGGATCCCGCACGACGGCGGTTCGTGCCCGGTGCCCTCGGGCACGCACGTCGTCCTACGGCGCCAAGACGGCAAGGAGTTAGCAGGACCCGCGGGCCGCTTTGGGTGGCAGTGGGGCGTGGAGCTTTGCGAGGACTGCGACATCGCCGCCTACCGCGTCCTCGACAGCGAGCAGCCCGCCTCCCCCAAGCCCACCCCGCCCAACGCCCACTACCGCCAGGGCGACATCGAGTGCATCGACGCGATCCGCGCAGCCCTGACCGACGAGGAGTGGCGCGGCTATTGCAAGGGCAACGTGCTGAAGTACGTCTGGCGCGAGAAGCACAAGGGCGGCAACGAGACCCTCGTCAAGGCGCAGGACTACCTGCGCTGGGCGGTGGCGGGCAAGGCGGAGGGCAAGCGATGAAGCTGTCTGAAATCCTGCTCACGATCGCCTTCTTTCCCGCCGGGGCGGCCTTCATCGCGTGGCTTTTGGTCGAGGCGGCCTTCGCGTGGAGGCTTGTTTGGCCCCGGCTGTTCACTTGCGGGCGGTTGAACTCCGACGGCTGGATGGCTGTCGCGATGCTCGCGACCCTCGCGCTTGCTGTGCTGGGCGCCACCCTTCGACACTTTGGGGCCTAACCCATGACCGACCGCAACTGGCCAATGGTGGCCGGTTACGCACCTTTGAGGCCGACAAGTGGCCTGGAGAGACAACATGACTGAATGGATCAAGCACGACGGCGGACCCCAGCCGGTCGCGGATGATGTGTGGGTAGAGTGCGCTCCCTTCACAGGGGGTCAGGCCGAGGCTCTCAAGGCCGGTGTTGATCCGAGCCTGTGGAATTACAAGTTTTTCTACCGCATCCTCAACCAGCACCTGATCGACGCCGCCCGCATAGAAGGCATCCGGGATGGGCTAGAGGCTGCACATATGGCCATTGGCAAGGAACTGAACGACAAGACGCCATTGGAAGTGGCCGCTACAATTATGCGGGCGGAGATAACGATTGTGGAACTAGACCCCGAGACCATCGCAAAGGAGACTGCACGATGACTGAACCCGACGAGGCCCTGCTATGGGCGAGGGGGCAAACCGACGCACCCAGCCTACACCTTGTGTTGGGGCAAACCGAGACACCCGGCCTACACCTTATTATGGCCCACGGCTACCGCGCCGGGCAGGCCGCATCCGCCGAGAGGATCAAGGCGCTGGAGGAGGCTCTGGCGAAGGCGAACAAGCCCGAATGGTTCTATGGCGACCATGAGGCGTCTCCCGCCGACTCTGTGGATGAAGTCATTGAGGAAGCCCTTGAATGGGGCCTTCTCGGAGAGGCGGAACCGGGCCACATAGAAGTGTTTCAGATCAACACGGCCCGCCCCTGCGCAACCGTTTGGGCCGTTGTTCGCATTCTCACAGTGGATGAGCGCGAGGCCCGCGACGACGGCTTTCTGTTTGACGTGACGGAGTGCGCCACGGAAGCCGAAGCCGAGGCCCTGCTCAAGGAGGCTGACCAGTGAGTGATGATATTTTTGACCGGGCGCTGGATCGACGGAATGCCCTTATTAAAGAGCAACGCCGCAGGATCAAGGCGCTGGAGGAGGCTTTGCGGGGGCTGGCAAGCGCATCCACTGAGAGGATCGGGGCGCTGGAGGAGGCGTTGCGGGAAGTGATCGAAGATTACGATTGGGTCCAAGGCGGACCCGGTGATCGAGATTGGAACGTCCTCGACAACACCATAATTCGCGCCCGCAATCTGCTCAAGGAGGCTGACCAGTGAAGATTTCTATTCGTCTCTCACAAACAGCACTGCCGATAACGATTAACAATGTAGTCAACACCAACACCAAGGGGCTATTCTACTGCGTTTATACAGAAGACGGAATCGTTCGGAAGTTTCCAATAATAACAATCTTCGACGTAACTGAGGGTTACAAGGAGGCTGCCAGTGAGTGACGATGAACGCATTGAGGCACTGGAGGAGGAACTGGCTGTCGCGCTTATGCAAGTGAGCCTGTGGGCGCAGGCGCGGAGATATCAAATCGGCGGAATACCGACTACCGACGCCTTCCGGGCCCCGCGCTCTGCTCAATGAGGCTGACCAGTGAACAGCGCGAACTTAAGGATGGCGGTTATCACTTACAACGCCACGCTTCTTAACCAGTCACAGGACAGTCGCGACCAACCCGCCGCTATGCGCGCCGCGCTTGCCCCGTTTCTTGAGCGCATCAAGCAACTAGAGGGCGAAAACGCAGAGTTAAAAGATTGGCGACGCAGGGCCGAAAAGATGATGTCCGTCATGAAGGCAAATGCAATCGACAACATCAACTCTCGGGCGCGGCCCCTGACCGGATTTGTTTCCACCTTGACCGCAGAACAGAAGGAAGCGGCGATGTCGTATGAAGGTGACGACCACCACGGACCCGAGACCACCGCCAAGGAGGCTGACCAGTGAGGCTAATGGTTGGGCGCACGACACGAAAGGACCCTTGGTCATGATGATTTCTCAAGAGACCTGCCTGCTGCTCATGCTCGTTATCGGCATGATATCTACTCTGGGTTTTCAATGGTGGCCTGACTGGACAAAAGTGCAGCGGCGGCTGTCCATCTTGTGGATTGTGTTCTGGCTTGGCCCGCCTCTGTATTTCGTCTGGACCAAAGGAGTGCTGGGATGACCTATCCGCCCGAACTGCAAGCCTACTACGACGCCCACGACGCGATGATGGACGCGGAGCGATGGGATTCTCTGCGTCACCATTGGCCGCGCCTTTACGGCCTCTACAAGGTCGCCCGATACGCCGCCGTCCGTCGCTGGCTATTGCCCGAGACGCCGGAGTTCGGATGAGGTACCTGTCCCTGTTCAGCGGCATCGAGGCTGCGAGCGTGGCGTGGGAGCCGCTGGGGTGGGAGTGCGCCGGCGTCGCGGAGGTGGATGCGTTCGCCAGCGCGGTCCTGGCACACCGCTACCCGTCCGTCCCGAACCTCGGCGACGTGACGAAGATCGACGCGGCGGATCTCGCCGCACTGGGTCGCATTGACCTTGTGGTATTTGGATCGCCCTGCCAGGACCTGTCCGTGGCGGGCAAGAGGGAGGGGCTGGCCGGTGAGCGCAGCGGACTGTTTCACGTCGCCGTCGACATCGTGCGATGGGCAAGGGATTACTGCGGATGCCGATGGGCCTTGTGGGAGAACGTCTGCGGAGCCTTCAGCAGCAACAAGGGACGCGACTTTGCAGCAGTGGTTGGCGAACTGGCGGGTGTCGACGTCCCCGTCCCGCCCAAGGGCTGGGGCACGGAGGGCGCCGCCGTTGGCTCCGAAGGAATGGTCGAGTGGGCCGTGCTGGACGCGCAATGGTTCGGAGTGGCGCAACGGCGCCGTCGCGTGTTCGCTCTCGCAGACTTTGGAGACTGGGCCAGTCGACCGCCGGTTCTTCTTGAGCCCCAAAGCCTGCGCGGGGATCCTCCGCCGCGCCGAACGGCGGGGAAAGGCACTTCCGCCGATGTTGCTCCGAGCCTTGTCTCAAGTGGCCGGGGCGTCGAGCGAGCTGGAGAGACCCGAGGGCAAGACCCTGTAGTGGCGGTTCGCAGCATCAGCACCGGAGACGTGTCCCACTGCCTGAACGCCGGCGGCATGGGGCGGATCGACTATGAGAGCGAGACGATGGTCGTCGAGCCCTACACCCTCGCCATTCGCGGGCGGGAAGGCGGCGCAACGCTGGAGGCCCGGCAGGACGGCGTGTCGAACGCCATCCTGACACCGACAGGCGGGCGATCCGGTGTTGGCGTCGGGGCGGTTGCGGTCTGCGCGACCGGCGAGGTCTTCCACACGCTTCAAGCCGACGGGTTTGACGCCAGCGAGGATGGCACAGGGCGTGGTGGTGGTGCGGTTGTGCAGGCTGGCCTCCAAGTCCGCCGCCTCACCCCCACAGAGTGCGAGCGCCTCCAGGGCTTCCCTGACGGCCACACGCTGATCCCCTACCGCGGCAAGCCCGCAGCAGACGGACCCCGATACAAAAGTTTGGGAAACAGCATGGCCGTCCCGGTCATGGCCTGGATCGGGCGACAGATCGAAATTGCAGAGAGTGGCTTGACATGATGACCGGCGAAGAGTTGCGGGACGCCCGCGAAGACCTTAAACTCACCCGACAGGAGTTGGCTGACATCCTGCGCTTCGGCGCGAACGGCGAAAGGCGGATCCGGCGCATGGAGCGAGACGAGATCGAGGTGTCCGGCCCCGTGTCGGTCGTCATGGAGGCCCTGCTTGATGGCTGGTCGCCCGAGGACGGCTGGCAGTCGGATGACGGCTGACGAGGTGGTGGCGCGGCTCACCGGAGAGGCGGCTTACCTGAGCCTCACCCATGGCGTCCTCGTCATGGCCGATGGGCAGCGCATCCCGCTCGTGCGCATGTACGACAAGGACGGAGACCCGACGGTCCACGCGACCGAGGCCGTCACCTTCCTGCTGAACGGCCCGGACTGCGGCGCCCCGAGCGGCTACGTCCTGCTGCCGTGCGACATGTTCGACCTGCTGGGAACCCTGCATTGACAGTCACCCGCGAGCAACTGATGGCCCTGTCCAAGGAGGACCTGCTGTTCATCGACTGGCAGGGCCGCTGGCGCGCAACGGCCAGGCCGGACCAGTTGCTCCCCGACACCGGGTGGTCGCAGATCGGCGTGCAGGCCGGGAGAGGATACGGCAAGCAGCTTTGCAAAGAGACGCCGATCCCGGCGCCCTCCGGCTGGCGGCGACTCGGCGACCTGGAGGTCGGCGACGAGGTCTTTGACGAGACCGGCGCCCCGTGCCGCATCGTCGCCACCTACGAGCAGCCCGTCACTCGCGCTTACCGCCTGACTTTCAGCGACGGGGCGACGATCACGGCCTGCGAGGACCACCTGTGGGTCACTTGGACCCACCGCGAGCGCAAGCAGTTCATCCGCCACCACCCCGAAGCCGACGATTTCCCTGAAAACTGGCCGGCGCACGTCCAGCCCCTGTGGGATTCCCGCGGCAGCGTCGTCGGCGCCGTCGGACCCGAGGTGCGCACCACCGCCGAGATCGTTGACACGCTGGTTTTCGGCACGCGCGGCGACACGAACCACTGCATCCCGACCTGCCACCCCCTGCAATACCCCAAAAAGGCCCTGCCAATCGACCCTTGGGCGCTCGGCTACTGGCTTGGCAACGGTGCGACCGTAGGCCCCGGCATCAGCACCCACCCCGACGACACGGACCTCGTCGTGGCGCGCTACGAGGCCCTTGGCTACAGCGTGACGCGCTACGCCAACGGCAGGGACGGCTACGTCAAGGGCCTTTTGGAGCCGCTCAGGGCCGTTGGCGTGGTCGGCGACAAGCATGTGCCCCGAGACTACCTGCAAGGCTCTGTGAAGCAGCGCGAAGCCCTCCTGGCGGGCCTGCTGGACAGTGACGGGCACTGCTCGCTGTCGGCGGGTCACATCGAGTTCTGCTCGACCCTGCGCTGCCTTGCCGATGCGGTGGTTGAGTTGGCGCGTTCCCTCGGCCAGAAGCCCGTCCTGCTGGAAGACCGGGCGCGGCTCAACGGCAAGGACTGCGGCCCGCGCTACCGGGTCAAGTGGCGCAGCACCTACCAGCCGTTCTCGCTGCCCCGCAAGGCTGCGGCGTGGCGCACGCCCGGCGCTCAGGCCCTGCGCAACCGGCACCGCATGATCGTCGCCGCCGAGGAGGTGGCGCCGGTGCCCATGCGCTGCCTGACGGTCGACAGCCCGAACAGCATGTTCCTGTGCGGCGAGGCGATGATCCCGACGCACAACACCCGGGTCGGTGCCGAGTGGCTCGGGCAGAAAGCCTACCGGGACACCAACAAGTTTCCGTTCCGGGTCATCGCCCCGACGCTCAACGACGTGCGGTTCACCTGCTTCGAGGGCCAATCCGGCCTGCTCAACGTCATCCCGCCCGAACTCGTCGCCGACTACAACAAGACCAACCTGCTGATCACCCTGATCAACGGCGCCACGATCCGCGGCTTCGGCACAGAGGAGCCCGAGCGACTGCGGGGGCCAAATAGCGCCGGCGACTGGGGCGACGAGGTCGCGGCGTGGATCCGCGATCAAGAGGCGTGGGACCAGGCCGCGTTTGGTCGGCGTCTCGGCGTCAACCCGCAGGTCGTCTGGACCTCGACGCCCAAGCCCAAGACCCTGATCCGCAACCTGACCGAGCCCAAGCCCGGGCGCATCATCATCCGGGGTTCGACCTACGACAACCGCGAGAACCTCGCAGAGTCGTTCTACGACGAGTTGAAGAAGTACGAGGGCACCAAACTCGGGCGGCAGGAACTGGAAGGCGAACTGATCGACGCCGAGGAGGGCGGCATCATCGCCCGCTCCTGGTTCAAGTTGTGGCCGGCGAGCAAGCCCCTGCCCAAGTTCGAGTGGATCATCATGTCCCTTGACACGGCCTTCACCGAGCGCACCCTCGACAAGCGCACCCACGACCCGGACCCGTCGGCCTGCGCCGTGTTTGGCATTTTCTGGCACGAGGACGTGATGAACGTGCTGGTCCTTGACTGCTGGAGCGACCACCTCGGGATGCCCGACCTCATCACCCGGGTGAAGCGCGAATTGAACACCGCCTACGGCGACGACGAGGACACGGCGCTCATCAAGCCGATGTTCGGCCCCGCCAAGCCCATGACCAGCGGTCGCAAGCCCGATCTGCTCATCATCGAGGACAAGGGCAGCGGCATCAGCCTGCGCCAGTCGCTGTCGAAGGAAGGCATACACGCCTACCCCTACAATCCCGGTCGCGCCGACAAGCTGGCCCGCCTGCATATGGTAAGCCACCTGTTCGCTCGCGGTTATTTTTGGTTGCCCGAAAGCGAGAAACGGCCCGGCAAGCCGCGTACTTGGACCGAGCCCGCGCTGGACCAACTTTGCTCCTTCCGGGGCGGGGGTTCCATCAAGCACGACGACTTCGTGGACGTTTTCAGTCAGGCTTCGCGTGTCATTATGGACAAGGGCCTACTTTCCGGTGTAAAGCGTGAAAGCAAGTCCGTCCGCGAGGCCCCGGCACCGCCGAAACCCCGCGTGAACCCCTACGCCATCTGAGGCCCGCATGGATCCCGAAGACGACCAGCCGGAAGAGGGCGAGTTCTACGAGGTCGAGGACGACAGCGAGAGCGATGTCGTCGACACGGAGGACGGCGGCGCTATCGTCACGCTGGACGAGGGCGACAGCGACGAGCCCTCCAGCGATTTCCTACAGAACCTGGCCGAGACACTGCCTGAGACCGAACTGAAGGCTCTTGCCACTCAGTTTCTGGACTTTGTGGAGCGCGACCGGGAGGCCCGGGCCAAGCGCGACGAGCAATACGAGGAGGGCATCCGTCGCACCGGCCTCGGGGACGACGCGCCGGGCGGCGCGCAGTTCCAGGGCGCGAGCCGTGTTGTCCACCCGATGCTGACCGAGGCGTGCGTGGACTTCTCGTCCCGCGCCATCAAGGAGTTGTTCCCGGCAGGCGGGCCGGCCAAGGACTTCATCCCCGGCAAGGTCACTCGCGAGAAGGTGCTGAAGGCGCGTCGCAAGACGGCCTACATGAACTGGCAGTTGACGAAGCAGTCGCCGGAGTTCCGCTCGGAACTGGAGCAGCTTCTGACGCAGGTGCCGCTCGGCGGCGCGCAGTACCTCAAGGTCGGCTGGAAAGAGACGAAGAACCGTCCCAGCTTCCTGTTCGTCGCCATCGACGAGATGCTCATCCCCTTCGCGGCGACCAGTTTCTACACCGCGCAGCGCAAGACCCACGTCCAGTACCTGACGCAACTGGACTACGACCAGCGCGTCAAGTCCGGCATGTACCGCGACGTGGACCTGGTCCCGGCGGGCATGGACCCTGACCGCACCAAGGCCGACGTCGCCAACGACAAGGTCGAGGGCCGCGAAGAGAGCGCCTTCAACGAGGACGGCCTGCGGACGATCTTTGAGATCCACACCACCGTCGACATCGAGGACGACCGCACGGACGGGCCAGCGCCCTACATCCTCACTGTGGACAAGGTGACGTCCAAGGTCCTGAGCATCTACCGCAACTGGGACGAGGAGGACGACGCGCAGGAAGAACTCCAGTGGTTCGTGGAGTTCCCCTTCGTGCCCTGGCGGGGCGCATACCCCATCGGCATCACGCACATGATCGGCGGGCTGTCCGCCGCGGCGACGGGCGCCCTGCGCGCCCTGATGGACTCGGCGCACATCAGCAACAGCCAGACCATGCTGAAGCTGAAGGGTGCCGGCATCGGTGGCCAGAGCATCGACATCCAGCCCACGCAGGTGGCGGAGATCGAGGGCGGCATCAACGTGGACGACGTCCGCAAGGTCGCCATGCCGCTGCCGTTCAACCAGCCCTCCGGCGTTCTGTTCCAACTGCTCGGCTTCCTCGTGGAGTCGGGCAAGGGCGTCGTGCGCACGACCATGGACGACGTGTCCGACGGCAACGCCAACGTGCCGGTCGGCACGACCATGGCGAAGATCGAGCAGGGCATGGTGGTGTTCAGCGCCATCCACATGCGGCTGCACAACGCCATGGGCCGGATGCTCGATATCCTGCACCGCCTCAACGGCATGTACCTCGACGACGAGGCGCAGAAGGACGAGATCGGCGAGGAGATCGCGACCCGGGCTGACTTCGCCGGGCCGATGGACGTCATCCCGGTCAGCGACCCCAACATCTTCTCCGAGACCCAGCGCATCGCGCAAATCCAGACCATCGCCCAGCGGGCGGCGGTGCAGCCGGGTCTCTACAACGCGCGCAAGGTCGAGGAGCGCATCCTTGACACGCTGAAGGTGCCGAACGCCGCCGACCTCTTGGTGCCTCCCGTCGAGCCCAAGGAGCAGAACGCGGTGGCCGAGAACGTGGCACTGACCATGGGTCGGCCCGTCATCGCCTTCCCGCAGCAGGACCACATCGCTCACCTGTCGGCGCATCTCGGCTACATGCTGAACCCGGTGCTTGGTGCCAGCCGGCTGATCGCCCCGCAGTTCCTGCCCGGCGTGCTGAACCACATCAAGGAGCACATGGCACTGTGGTATGCCCAAAAGGTCTACGAACTGAGCAACGAGGCTACGGGCATGGACATCGGCGAGGCCGTGCGCGACAACAAGAGCGTCGAGGACAAGCAGTCTTTCGACCGGATGCTGGCGGAAGCGTCGAACACCGTGTCCGCTCGTGCTGCGGATGCGTTCGGTGCGCTGCCGCCCGTGATTGAGCAGGCCGTGCAGATGCTTCAGGCCATGTCGCCGCAAGGCCCGCAGGATCCGGCGGTAATGGCCGCTCAGGCCGAGACGCAGCGCCGGGCGGAGGCTGACAAGGCCAAGGCGGAACTGGACGCCCAGCGCCTCCAGATCGAGCAGCAGGACAACCAGGTCGATGCGCAGATGCAGCAGGCCAAGATGGCCGCTGAGATGCAGGCAGACCAGATGCAGCAGCAGAGCGAAGACCAGCGATCTGCGCTGGAGATGCAAGCCCGCGTCGCGATGAACGACGCCGACAACCAGACGGCCATGTTGCTTGCCCAAATGGGCGGCGGCGAGCCTGCGGTGAACCCGAACCCCAACCCCCAGCCCTAGAGGACACCCCCCTGATGGCCAAGCCGACCGAGAAGACCAAGGGTCCGGTTCCCCAGCACCACATGCTGGCGACGACCGGAAAGCCGCGCCCTGACAACGCGCGCAAAGGGCCGATGCCGCCCAAATGACCGCCGACATGCTGATCAGGAGGCTGAAGGAGGCGCAAGCTGAACTCGCCCATGGCCTCCTGATTACGCCTGCCGGGCGGGACGCCTTCGAGTATGGCCGAGCCGTCGGCCTCTACGAGGGATACGAGAGAGCCTGGAACTTGATCGCGAACCTTTTTGAGGAATCGGAACGCGGTAAGTTCGACATCTAAGGAGCACACATGCAAAGCATTGCGAACAACATCGCCTTCAACTACGGCACCGTAGACGAGGCATTTCCGCCCTGCGACCCGCTGGTCAAGCCGTTCGGGTCACGAGTTCTGGTCCAGTTTCGGACCCCCAAGAAGGTCACGAAGGGCGGCATCATCCTGACCGCCGACACCCGCGAGACCGAGCACTACAACACTCAGGTGGCTAAGGTCGTGGCCGTCGGCGAACTCGCTTTCAAGAACCGCAACAACATGACGACATGGCCTGAAGGTGCGTGGTGCGCGCCGGGCGATTTCGTTCGCGTCCCGAAGTACGGCGGAGATCGCTGGACGGTGGCGACGGACGATGGAGAGGATGAAGCCATCCTCGCCCTGTTCAACGACCTCGACATCCTCGGCCTTGTGACCGGCGACCCGCTGGCCATCAAGGCTTTCATCTAAGGAGCCGCCTATGTCCGACGTGATGACCGAAGACGACGACCTGGAGATCGTGGAGGTCGACGAGATCCCCGAATCCGCTGCCGAGGAGCCTGCGGCACCAGAAGCCGCGGCGCCGGAGCCCGAGGAGCCTGACGAGGACGACGATGAGGACGACGAGCGCCTGGCGGAAAGCCAGGACGACTCGGAGGACGACATCGTCAACCGCAACCGCATCAAGCGGCAGAAGCGCCGGCAGGCACAGAAGCAGGGCCGGGAGCGGCTTGAAGCCGAGGTCCGGCGCCTAGCCCACGAGAACATGGAGTTGGCCCGCAAGGTCAACACCATCGAGGGCGTCCACCTCACGCAGGCCGAAACCACTCTCTCGCAGCAGCTTGCTGCGGCGCGCGAAGAGGTGCGGCAGACCGAGGTGATCATCGCCCGGGCGGTCGAGGCTGGCAACGGCGAGGACGTGGCTGCGGCCATGCGCCTTCGTGACGACGCGAAATACCGCGCCGATCAGGTCGCCGCCGAGCAGCAGCGGTTCACCCAGACGCGACAGGCCCCGACACAGCCTGTCGACCCGCGCACCCGCGCCTACGCCACGCAATGGGTGCAGGCCAACCCGTGGTACAGCCAGAACGGCACGGACGAGGCGTCCGTCCTCGCCCGGCGCATTGACCAGGGGCTGTTGGCGGAGGGCTATGACCCGACGACAGAGGGCTACTACCGCGAGTTGACCCGGCGCGTGGAGGCCCGCTTCGGGGGGCCAACGGTTTCCGCCGAGGAGCCTGCGCCCCGGCGCAACAAGGCCCCGCCGATGGGCGCCACCCGCGAACACGCCCCGGCCAGCACCCGGCGCACCACGGTCCACGTGACGCCGGAGATCCGCCAGTCCCTCGAAGACGCAGGGTATTGGGACGACCCTGTGGTCCGCAACCGAGTGCTCCGCCAGATCGAAGCGCAGCGCAAGAATCCCACCCGTTAAAAAAGGACGCGACAATGCTCGAAGATGATGATAGGCTTAAGAAGGAAATCGGTGCTGGACGCCGGTCCCGCGCCTCGGAAGACCGCAACGTCACCGAGGACCGTGTGAGGACCGACGACGACCGGCTCGCAATGTTCCGTATGCAGATGCACAACGATGCGCTGCCTGATCTGCCTCCAATCCCCGGCTACCATGTGTGCTGGTTGACGACGACGAACCCCCGCGACAGCGTTCATCGCAGGATGATGCTGGGGTACACTCCGGTCACGCTAGAAGATGCGCCCGGTCTGGACCACGCCACCCTGAAAACGGGTGAGTACTCGGGGCTCATCGGCATCAACGAGATGCTCGCGTTCAAGCTGCCATTGAACCTCTACGAAGCGTTCATGCAGGAGAACCACCACGACGCCCCCGCCCGCGAAGAAGAACGCATGGCCGACACCACCGAGAACCTGGTGGAAGAGGCCAACCGGACGGGGTCACAGGTGCAGATGGGGGATGGCACGGCGGCGCTTCGTTCCAGTCCTTCCGCCCGCGGGGTCTTCACCTCATAGGGCGGCCCCATAAACCCCCCTCGAATGAGGTAAGACGCAATGTCCGCGACTTCCCAACCGTTCGGCCTTCGTCCTGTGACTTCTCCTAGCGGCGTGGTTCGTCCCGTCGCTATGTCGATCCTCACGGCCTACGGCGCGAACATCCTCCAGAACCAGCCGGTGAAGATCGGCACCAACGGGACCATCGAGGCTGCCGCCATCGGCGACCGCTTCGTCGGGTCCTTCCAGGGTGTCGAGTTCACTGACAGCGACGGTCGCCGTCGCGTGTCGAACAAGTGGACGTCCGGCACGACCGGCACCGACATCATCGCCTACGTCACGGTCGATCCGACCATCGTCTACGAAATCCAGTCTTCGGCGGCCATCGCGGTCACTGATATTGGCTCGCAGGCGGACTACACGACCATCACCGCCGGCTCCACGGTCACTGGCCTGTCGCAGCTTATGCTCGACGCCGCCACCCTGACCACCTCCGCCAACGCTTCCTTGCGGATCCTCAACGTCTCGCCCGGCCCCGACAATGCGTTCGGGGACACCTACGTCATCCTTCAGGTCCAGATCGCTGAACACCAGTTCATCGCTGACCGCGTCGCCTTCTAAGGAGGACCCGCACCATGGCTAATCCTATGAGGTCAACCGACTTCCGGTCCATCGTTGAGCCCATCCTCAACGAATCGTTCAACGGCGTGTACGACCAGCGCGCAGACGAGTGGAAGCAAGTCTTCACGGAGTTCCAAGGCATTGCCCGGAACTACCACGAGGAAGTGATGCTCTACGGCATGGGCACCGCGCCTGAACTGCCGGACGGTATGCCCGTCACCTACCAGTCGGGTGGCGTGCTGTTCGTCCAGCGGTACATCTACAAGGTCTACGGTCTGGCTTTCGCCCTGACCAAGGTCCTTGTCGAGGACGGCGACCACATCCGCGTCGGCCAGACCTACTCCAAGCACCTCGCCCAGTCCCTGGTCGAGACCAAGGAGACCCTCGGCGCCAACATCCTGAACCGTGCCTTCAACGGCTCGTACACGGGTGGTGACGGCGTGGCTCTGGTGGTGAACAACCACCCCATCGTCAACGGCACGGCCTCCAACGTCCTGAGCACCGCCGCGGCGCTGTCTCAGACCTCGCTGGAGCAGATGCTCATCCAGATCCGCAACGCCGTCGACAACAACGGCAAGCGCATCCGCCTGACGCCGAAGAAGCTGGTCATTGGTCCGTCCAACACCTTCCAAGCCGAAGTGCTGCTCAACTCCGCGCTCCGCGCCGGCACCGCCAACAACGACATCAACCCCGTCAAGTCGATGGGTCTGCTGTCCGGCGGCCAGGCCAACCTCTCGCGTATCACCTCGACCACCGCTTGGTGGATCCAGACCGATGCGCCCGAGGGCCTGAAGCTGGCCAAGCGTCGCGGGCTGGAGAAGTCCATGGAAGGCGACTTCGAGACCGACTCCATGCGCTACAAGGCCACTGAGCGTTATGCGTTCAACTGGACTGACTGGCGCGGCGTCTACGGGACCGCTGGCGTCTGATTGAGGCAAGCCCGGCGCTTCGGCGCCGGGCGAACCTTGTCAGCCTAACTTCAAGCCAAAGGACAACACCATGGCTCAAACCCACCTAAGCGGCCCTCTGGCCTCCGGCGACAAGCAGCCCGGTACGCCCGGCGGCAACAACATCGGGCTGGCGGTTCTGTCGCAGACCTTCCTGATCGACTTCGACGCGACCTTGGTGCAGACCCGGTCTGTCCTGCTCCCGGTCAACAGCCAGATTGTCAACATCCTCTGCGACGTGCTGACCGCCTACAACAGCGCCACTTCGGCGACGCTGACTGTGGGCACCGCTGCGGCGGGCACCCAGTACGCCTCGGGCGTCAACGCCAAAACCGCTGGCCGGACCATCCCGACCTTCACGGCGGCGCAACTGGCCGCGATGGACGACACCGGGACGAGCGAGGGCGTGTTCGCCACCGTGACCTCCGTCGGCCAGCCGACTGCCGGTCAGGTCCGCGTGACCGTCAACTACGTCCAGACCACGGGCATCTAAGCCTGGGGGCCGGTCCTCGGATCGGCCCTCACCTCTTTCGGAGACGACACCATGCGTCCAGTGACAGTCAGCCAGACCGGCGTCGGCAGCAGCACGGTTGTCATCCCTGACTACATGCTCAACCCCTTCAACATCGGGGTCGCGGTCAAGGTGACAGGCACCGTCACCTACACGGTTGAGCACACGTTCGACGACGTGTTCGCTCCCACATTCAGCCCCGCCTCGGCCACCTGGTTCTCGCACACGACCCTCGCTTCTCTTTCGGCGAACGCGGTCAGCAACTACGCTTTCGCTGTCCGGGGGATCCGCGTCACCGTCACCGCCGGTTCCGGCACAGCATCACTGACCCTCGTCCAGTCGGGCGTGGCGTCGAACTAAGAGGGTAGGACATGTCGGACAACGGGTTGTCTGCCGGGGGTGGAGCCTCAGACTTCGCCGCCAAGGTGGCTTTGGCTGCCGAGGGCGGGGTGGCGTTCGCCGACCGCATCAACATGTTGCGACAGGCCGAGGAGGCCGCGACCAAGGCCAAGCAGGCGCTGGGCATCGCTGGTGACGCAGCCGAGGCGTTTGAGCAGGCTTCCGCCAAACTCTCCGCCGCCGCGGATAAGGTCGCCAAGGCCAAGTCGGAAGCCGAGGGCATCACGACGAAGGCCAAGGTCGCCGCCGACGAGATGACCGGCAAGGCCAACACGCTGCTCACCGAGGCCGGCCAGGTCAAGGTCGCTGCGGAAGCTGCCGCCAAGGCGCTCAAGGCCGAGGCAGACAAGGCGCTCAAGGCCGCCAAGGCGGAAGCCCAAGAATTGGTGCGAGCCGCCAAGGCCGAGGTCGGCGACATCGAGAAGGCGTCTGGCGCCGCGCAGGCTGCCCTTGCGGATGCCCTTGCCAAGAAGGCCGAGGCCGAGTCCACCGCCGCGACGCTCGAAGCCGCCAGCCGCGACTTCCTGGCCGTTCTGCGGGGTGTGACCAATGGCGGTTAACTACAGCACTGCGGTCAAGAACACCCGCATGACGGCGGTGCGCGACGCCATCGACGGCGGCGCTGGCCCCGGCACGTTGGAGATCTGCACCACCAGCTACACGACCGTGCTGGCCACTGTCACGCTGGACGACCCGTGCGGCACCGTGTCGAGCGGCGTCTTGACGTTCAGCGCCCTGCCGATCAGCACCACGGCGTCGAACAACGGCACGGCGGCGCTGGCGCGGTTCAAGGACTCCACCGGCACCGTGGTCTGCGACGGCCTGACGGTCGGCACCAGCGGCACGAATGTCATCGTCAGCACCACGACGTTCACCTCCGGCCAGAGCGTCGACCTGACCGCAGCCACGATCACGCACGGGTAAGGGGCCATGGCTGACAACGTAGGCTACACACCCGGGTCAGGCGCAACGGTCGCCGCTGACGACATTGGCGGGGTGCTGCATCAACGCATCAAGATCGGCGTAGGCGAGGACGGGACGGCGGTTGACGTTTCAGAAGCCAACCCCATGCCGTCTAGGGACGCAAACGCGGGCAACACCCTGCTTCGCATCCTGCAAATGCTCATGGCCCCTCTGGGCTACGACAAGTCGCTCCAGCGCCAGCGCGGAACGGTCCTCGTGGAGTCCGGCACCATAACGACCGTCGGCACGGTGACGACCGTCAGCACCGTCAACACGGTAACCACCCTCAGTAACATTACGTCGGTCGGCGGCTACCCGGCCCAAATGCAAATCATCGACGGAAACCGTGCAGCCTGGGCGCTGAACGTCCGCTCGCGCATCACCTGAGGATCACATGGCAAACACCTTCAAGAAGGTCATCGACGCGCAAATCTGGCGTCAGGTTCAGCCCAGCCCCAATGCTCACGCTGCCGGGTCCTCGATGGCGTCGGACCTGCGGTCCACCCTGCTCCGCAACCCCTTCGTCTACGACATCGTCGGCGCGACGACCCTGAACCGCTTCAACATCATTTCAAAGGCGTGGCAGCCGATGACCTCCCCTGCTCTGGGAGGCAGTGTTGCGGCTGGAGCCACCTCGGCTTTTGCCCCGTCTCTCGGCTTGGTCGGCACCATTGCGGCAGGCGCGACGACCACGAGCGTCGTGATCTCGACGGCCTTCCCGACTGCGGTTGGCCTCAACATGCTGGCCAATCGCGGCGGCTCCGGCGACAAGGGCTTCAAACTCCGCATCACCGACACCACAGCGGGCAAGGTGGAGGAGCGCTGGATCGTCGGCAATACGGTCGGCACGACCCCGACCATCACGGTCGAGACAGCCTTCACCTTCACCCCGGCTACGGGCGCTCGCTATGAAATCCTGGCCGGTCGCCTGTATATGCTCAACGCGGGCGCTTTGGCGGCAAACCAGTTCCGGTCCTTTGAGCTCGCCGCGAATACGCTTTCGGCCAGTTTGACGACGACCAACCTTCCCGCCACCATTGCCACAGACAGTGCGATGCTGGTTCTCGACGAGCAATACACGCCCTACAACATGGCCCCCGGCGAAGGGATGGTGAAGGGCTCCTTCACCTATGACACCGGCCTGAGCGCACTTGCGGCGACGGCAACGGGCGCTTCGACCCTCACCGGGCAGGCGACGGGCGGCGACGCGGTTGTGGCGGTCAACGAATACCGCAACTTCCAAATCCGGATCGTGCAGGACACCGTGACCCCGGCGGCGGTTGGCCAGCGGCGGATCATCGCTTCGCACACTGTCGGGGCCTCTCCGGTTTACACCCTGGGCACGGCTTGGACGACGACGCCTTCGTCCTCGGCAAAATACGTCATCGAACTGCCGAACCTGATGCTGCTGCGGTCGAGCGCCACCAACGTTGTCTATACCTACAACTACGGCGATGCGACCGTGAACAACGGCACCAACAGCATTGCGGCGGGTGCGTGGTCCATAACCTACTTCGGCAACGCCCCTGCGGCCCAAGCCGCCGGAGGGCTCTGGGCTCCGTCTTTCGGCATCCAACCCGATGCGGCCCGAAACGCTCGCCACAGCTTCAACTATTTCTTCCGAGGCGGCGCGGTTGTCACTCTCGACGTTCTGGACATCGCGGGGTCGATCACCGGAACGTGGACCGGGGGAATTACCTACGACGGCAACAGCACGGCCATTGGCACTGGAACCACTGGCGTCTATGCCCCGTTTGAGAACGAAGGCCGGATGTTCTACCTGAACGCCTATGTGGCGTCGGCGCTCAACCAGTTCTTCCGCTTCGATGTGCAGAACAGGGTTCTGACGCCCTACACCAACACCGACTTTGTTCAATCGGGCAGTGCCGCCGTTGGCGGGCGCATGGCGGCTTACTGTGCCATCGACGGGACGGACACTTACGACGTCCTGCTTCTTAAGGCTCACACCTCCCAAATCTGTCAAGAACTCGTGGTGCTGGTGTGACAATACCCGACTTGATCCGCCTGATGCAAAACCAACTCGCCACGCTGAACGGCATGTTGGCGACCGCCACGGTTCAGGGTGACGTTGCCCGCGTCGTGGCTCTTGATGCCCAAATCCTCCAGACCCAAGTGACCCTGGACCAACTCCGCTCTCTGCCCTGAGCGCCTAGACAGGAGGGCGTGACATGCTTCTGACCCTCCTCTCCCCGCAGGGCGCTGCCGGGACGATCACCGTCACGCTTGCCGCCACCGAGGCGCAAGACGTTGCGGCGCTGAACGTCACGCTCACTGCCCCGATCACTGCATCGCTTGCCGCCACTGAGGCGCAGGATCTCGCCGCGGTCGACGTGGTGGTGCGCACCGTTGTCACGCTGGCCGCCACCGAGGCGCAGGACGTTGCAGCACTCAGCGTCACGCTGGGGGCCGCGATCACCGCAGCCCTGGCCGCCACCGAGGCGCAGGACGTGGCGACGATCAGCATAACTGTCGGCGGCGGACCAACCGAGCAATTTACGGTGAGCGGTCCTCATGTTACAGACATCTTCACCACGACCACCTTGTCGTATCCCTACGACATCAAGAGGCGCACGGCCTGACCATGTACGACCTGTCACTCAGAGAGCAGACGGAGCGGGCCAAGATCGCCATCGACGAAGCCTTGGGCCTGTTCAACGGAGCGCAAGCTGCGCCGCCCGGACAGCCTCCCCGCCCGCCTGTCCCCTCCGCAGGTGCGCCCCCGTCTCCCGCTGCTCCTTCGGGACCGGGGGCTGCGGGGCCACCGGGTCAGGCCCAAGGCACCCCGTTCGCCGGCGCTGCGTCGAACCCCGCCCTGCGCCAGCAGCAGGGCGCGCTGGGCTCGCTGGAGTCGGCCATGCAACAGCCGATGGTCCGCTCGGGCGGCCCGCTCATGCCGGAGTTCTGACGATGAAGGGCTACACGGACACCACGCGCACGGTCTACATGTCAGAGGGCGGCAAGACCCCGGCGTGGACCCGCAAGGCCGGCAAGGATCCAGACGGCGGCCTGAACGCCAAGGGTCGCGCCTCCTACAACCGCGCCAACCCCGGCAAGCCGGGCCTTAAGCCGCCCGCCCCGAACCCCAAGACCGAGAAGGATGCGGCTCGCCGCAAGTCCTACTGCGCCCGCTCCGCCGGACAGGCGAAGATGTTTCCCGAAGCCGCCAAAGACCCAAACAGCCGCCTGCGCAAAGCCAGGCGGGCGTGGGACTGCTAACCAAGGATCTGATCCCATGAAAGGCTACAAGAACAGCACCAAGACGGTCTACGAGACCGAGGCGTCCGATTACGATTCCGGCTACCGTAGCGGCAAAGATGTTTACTCCAAAAGCCGTATGGCGTCCTCGATGACGCCCAGCGAAAAAGGCGGCGCGGCGGGGAAAATCTCGCGGGGCGTTATGCGGGCGACGGTCGTCAAGCCGACGGACGCCGTGGTCAAGGCGTTGTCGCGCACAGGGGCTCTCACCGACGACGGCGGCACCAAAGCGTCCCCTGCCTACGTTAAAGGCCAACTGAAAGCCCGCAAGGACACCGTCGGCTACGCCAAGGGCGGCGCGGTCAAGGCTTCCCCGCCCAAAGCCTACGACGCGGTGAAGGACGAGCCCACCTCGCGCCCGCTGACTGCGGACCAGATGCGCAACCTCCGTAACCGCATGAAGGCTCCGAAGCGCGCCTACGACCCGGTGAAGGACGAGCCCACCTCGCGCCCCTTCGCCAAGGGTGGCTACGCCAAGAAGGACATGGCCCAGGACAAGGCCACTGCCGGCAAGGCAGTCCACAAGCACGAGCGCAAGATGCACCCGGGCAAGCCTCTGACCAAGATGCAGATGGGCGGCAAGGTCGGTTGCTAGGCCGACCTTAGTCCTATACAATCTCACCAGACAGGTCTGCTGCACATAGCAGACTGCTGACCCCAACAGCGGACCTGCCATGGCCTACTCCGGCACAATCTCGCAGACTGTGTTCGATACCCGCAAGGTTGTCGACAACGCCTTCCGGCGAGCGAAGATGCTGCCTGAGACGGTCTCCGGCGAGCAGATCGACATCGCTCGGGACCAACTCTACCTGCTGCTCTCGAACCTGGCCAATCGCGGTGTGCCGCTCTGGTGCGTCGAGAAGGTCATCGTCCCGCTCTACGAGGGCATCGGTGACGTCACCCTGCCCGCCGGCACTGTCGACATCCTCAACGTCAACCTGCGCGTCTTGCAGGAAGTGACCGGCGTCAACACCGTCACCTCGACCACCTACAGCACCAGCTTCGGCACCGACACGCCCGTCACCACCGTCGGCGTGCTGTGGTCGGCAGCCGCCGCGCCCATCGCCCTGGAGCGGTCGGTTGACGGCGCAACGTGGACCACCGTCCAGACCGAGACGCCGTCCGCCGGCGCGGGCGAGTGGACGTGGTTTGACGTCTCGCAGATCATCTCCGCGCCCTACTTCCGGGTGCGCGCCACGACCGGCGTGCTGTCCTACACCCAGGTCTACTTCGGCAACAACCCGACGGAAATCCCGTTCGGCAGGCTGAACAAGGACGACTACACGAACCTGCCCAACAAGGCGTTCAAGTCGCTCCGCCCCCTGCAATACTGGTTCGACCGGCAGGTCCCCGCGCCCGTCATGCACCTGTGGCCGGTGCCGGATAGTGGCTCCACCGTCTACCAGATCGTCGCCTGGCGCCACCGGCATATCATGGACGTCGGCACCATGACGCAGGACGTCGAGGTCCCGCAGCGGTGGCTCGACGCCGTGATCGCCCTGCTCGCCGCCAAGCTGGCGTCGGAGATCCCCGAAGTGCCCGCCGACATGATCCCGCTGCTGGACGCCAAGGCCGCGCAGGCCGAAGCGGAAGCCTGGAGCGAGGAGCGGGACAACTCGCCCATCCGCTGGGCACCCAACATCAGCGCGTACACGAGGTAGGTTCGATGCCGCTCTACCTCGACACCCGCGGACGCTCGACCCTCGGCATCGCGCTGTGCGCGCGGTGCAGCCGCAAGTTCTCGCTCGACGACCTGCAATCGGATCCGAACTTCCCGGGACTGATGGTCTGCAAGGCTGACCTTGACGAGTTCGACCCCTACCGCCTCCCGGCCCGCCAGACCGAGGACATCACCCTTCGCTTCGTGCGACCCGACGAGAGCATCGCCACGAACCCGGCTGGTGTGATCGCAGAGGACGGCGACTACTTCCTCGTCACCGAGGACTTTGAGGAGTTCCTGCTCCCATGAGCGTTCCCAGCAACCTCATCCCGACGCGCATCTCCCAACTCACGGAGTACATGGGCGTCGATGCGAACGGCTACCTGCCGTACATCATCGGCGGCGTCACCTATAAGGTGAAGTTCTCCACGCTGAACATCGCAGGGGCTGCGGTCTCGTCGTTCAGCGGCGGGACGACCGGCCTGACGCCGTCCTCGCCGACCAACGGCGCCGTCGTGCTCGGCGGCACTCTCGCTCTCGCGAACGGCGGCACGGGCGCCACGACGGCTTCCGGCGCGCGCACGGCCCTCGGCCTTGGCACCGCAGCGACGACCAACGCCACGGACTACGCCACGGCGGCGCAGGGCACGAAGGCCGACACCGCTGTCCAGACTGTCGCCTCGGCGGACGGCACCGTCACGGTCACAGGCACCACGGCCATCGACCTCGCCGTGGCGTCGGTCGCCACGGTCATCGCGCGGGTCCGCAACAACACCGGCTCAACCATCACCAAGGGCTCGGCGGTCTACATCACCGGCGCCATCGGCCAACTCCCGACAGTGGCGCTGGCGCGGGCCGACACCGACGCGACTTCGGCCCAGACCCTCGGGCTGATGGCCGCTGACCTGCCGAACAACACCAACGGCAACGTGGTCGTCATCGGCCACCTGACGGGCTTGAACACCTCGGCCTACACGGACGGCCAGCAACTCTACCTGAGCGGCGCGACCGCTGGGGCACTGACGGCCACCAAGCCCTACGCCCCGACGCACCTCGTCTATGTCGCCGTGGTCGAGCACGCTCACCCGACGCAGGGCGAACTGTTCGTCAAGGTGCAGAACGGCTACGAACTGGACGAGTTGCACGACGTGGCGGCGCAGACGCCGTCTAACGGCCAGACCCTCGTGTTCAACAGCACCAACAGCCTATGGGAGAACAACACTGTCTCCTTGTCGCTAGGTGTAAACGGCACGCTGCCCGTCGCCAACGGCGGCACGGGCCAGACGTCCTACACCAACGGGCAACTGCTGATCGGCAACAACACCGGCAACACGCTGACGAAGGCCACGCTCACGGCGGGGACCGGCATCAGCATCACCAACGGTCCCGGCACCATCACTATCGCCGCGACCGCATCTGGACCCTCACTGGCGCAGGTCGTCGCCATGGCCTCCGCTCTCTAAGGACTGAACCTCATGGCTGTCACTCCCACCTCAATCGTCACGCCGCAGCGGCCCTTCACCGCCACGGCGGTCGCCACTACGGCGAACTCGACCTACACGGACACGCCGACCAACACGGTCCTGCTCGCCCGTCAGGACCTCCTGCCGCCCAACCCCTTCACGGTGGTCAACGGCTCGCCGACGGTCACGGTGCAGGCTCCCGACCATGGCCTGTTCACCGGGATGCAGATCACGGTGTCAGGCGCGGCGGCGGTCGGCGGCATCACGCCCTCGGGTGCCTACACCGTCACCGTGACGGGCGCGGACGCCTACACCGTCACGCACGGCTCCAACGCCACCTCGGGCGCCACAGGCGGCGGCACGGCGTGTCTGGCGCAACTGGCCCGCACCTCGGCCAACGGGGCGCGGATCACGAGGCTCACGGCCCTCGCCCGCGCCACCAACACGGCGACGGAACTTCAACTTTACGTCTCGAACGACGGCGGCACGACCAAGCGGTTCATCCGCTCGGTGCTGATGGCGGCCTACACCGTGGCGCAGACCACCGGCCAGACGGCGACGGACTTCGGCTACTCAGACTCCTCGCCGCTGATCCTGAGCGCCTCCGAGACGCTCTACGTCGGCATTGGCGTGACGAACACCGGCATCGTGTTCCGCGCTGAGGGCTTCGGCTACTAACATGCCCGTCCAACCCCTCGGTCCTGTTGGCATGACTGCCCAGTCCATGACCCTCCCGGCCGGCTCTCAGAGCCTGGCCATGGGGGGGATGGGTGTGCGGGCTCAGGGGATGGACGGGCGGAAGAAGTCGTCAGGACCGGGTAACTGGCTGGGCTTTTCGGGAACGACTTCAGCAGAGTGGGCCTTTCGTGGCGCGGTTGATACGCAAGGCAATCTGATCCTGACCGGCGATCGCGGCGGCGGGGTTTTGATTGCCAAGTATAGCGCAAACGGCGAGCGGAACTGGTCAGGGCAAATTGCGGGCGCCGACACTGGCGGCACTTTAGGCTTCAACTCGCCGGGCGAAGGCGGCGTCACGACGGACGGGGCGGGAAATGTCTATCTAGTCACAACAGGCAACGCAGCAACAACGCTCGAAACATTCAAAATAGACGCTTCTGGCAAAATTGTATGGGGCCGATCTTACACAGCGGGAACAGCTGCCTGGGCAAAAGATATTGCAGTTGGAGTGAGCGGAAGTGTCTATGTGCTTGCCCGTTCGCAAGGTGGCGGCTTCGGCGGGAACAGTGTCCTAGTCGTCAAGTATAGCCCGGCAGGGGTATTTCAATGGTCCCGAAACGTGGACCTAATACCGGCCGAAGGCTTGACGCTTGATGCGTCGGAAAACGTTTACGTCCTCACATACATACCGGGCGGGCTTCTGAAGTTAAACAGCGCCGGAACCCTGCAATGGAGCGTGCAACGTTCAGGCGGGACGGCACCCAATCAAGTCCAAAAAATAGCCGTAGCTTCTAGTGGCGAGACATATGTTGTCGGCAGCCACGCGAGCGGCAGCGGTGCCTGTGCGCTCTGGGCTATTGATGCAAGCGGCGCGGCGCGGTGGTCGCGCGGCTTGGGGACGGATAGCAGCGTTTGGTTTGGTGTTGTGTTGTCAGGCTCAAGCGTCTTCTGCCTTGGCGCGACCACACAAGCCGGCGCGGGCGGTGCCGACATTCTTTTGGCAGAATACGACACCAGCGGCGCGCTCAAGTCGCAAAGGACCATCGGTAGCGCGGGCAACGATTACGGTTATGCAATCGCAGATGCTGACATCAACTCGCTAGCGATTTTTGGCTCTACGGCGCTAGGCGCAGGCAGTGGCGACGTGTTCATCGGTCGCGTTCCCAAGAGTGGTCTGCCCGGCGGGCAGGTGGGGCCTTACACACTCGCGGCGGCAAACTTAACGGCCCAAAACCTGACCACCACTTTTGCAAGTGCATCGCCTGCGACGCAGCCGCTCGGCTCTGATGCCGCGTCAAGCCTGAGCCTAACGTCAACAGTTTTGACCACAGCCATATATCCGCTCTGAGGACCGCATGACCCTCTACCAACGCAAGACCCTTCCCGACACGCTCATGGGCGACCCGGCCCCGCTTCCCGCCGCTCTGGTGGGCCTTGCGGACGCCAGCCTTGCCGACCTGACCGCCGCTCTCGGCGTGGCGGCGAGCGAACTCGGCTTCGACGGGCAGGGGTTCTTTCCCTTCACGCCTGAACCGCCCCCGCCTGCCCCGGTGGATGAACTGAACAAGGTGGACTTCCTGCGGCTGTTCACCCAGGCCGAGCGCATCGCCATCCGGCAGGCGGCGACGGCCTATCCCACCATTGCCGATTACCAAGCCATGCTCGACGCGGCGTCGCTGGTTCGGCTGTCCGATCCTGACATGCAGGCGGGGGTGCCGATGCTGGAGTTTGGCGGGCTGCTCGGCGTGGGCCGGGCGGCGCAGATCCTTTCCGGAGTGCGTCCATGATCGAGCATCCGCAGGAAGAAGCGACCATCCCCGGCCGTCCGATCCTGTCCTATTTCCGGCGGCTGTTCGTGTCGGCGGATCAACTGCTGAACGTCATCCTCGGCGGACACGAGGACGAGACCATCTCCTCCCGCATCGCCAAGGACCGCAGGCGTGGGCGCAAGTTCGCCTGCATCCTCTGCCGGGTGCTGGACTGGCTCGACCCGCACCATTGCGAGAAGGCCCTTGAGAAGGACGAGGGCAAGCGCCCCGGCCAGTACGACCCCCCTCGTAAAGATTACCCGCCTCGGAGCGATTGGAGTTAACCGTTATGCAGTGGGACGCCATCCTACAAATCTTCGCCGGATTCGTCATGGCCCTCGGTGGGTGGTTCATGCGCGAGTTGTGGGGTGCCGTGAAAGAGTTGCGCACAGACCTCGCCGCCTTGCGCGCCGACCTTCCCAAAGAGTATGTGTCCAAGAACGACTACCAGCAGGACATCGGTCGCATCCACGTGCTTCTCGACAAGATTTACGACAAGCTGGACACGAAGGCCCCCCTGTAACAGCCGCAAGGAGCACCTGTGGCCATCCCTTCGATCACACGCGAAGCCGCCGAGGATTTGATCTCGGCTATCGAGGACATCATGGGCGAGGGGTATCCGTACCCCGGCGTCGCAGGAGATCACGTCAACCCCGGCGCGGTTCACATCTATGCCCAGCGGGAGGTGGTTCCCGCCATGACCATCCGCTCCCGACTGAAGCGCATCAAGGAACTCTACGGCATCGAACCCAACCAGAGCGCCTACCGCCCGGCCAAGGCGAAGCCCATCTTCACTGTAGACAGCCTGCCAGACGACGGCGAGCCCGAAGCCGCGGACCTCATCGCCAAGCTGGCCGAGCAACACCGCAAGCGCAGCGAACACCACCAGGCCGCCAAGCTGCGCCAAGTCCGGGTCCACATGGATGGCCCGATCGCCATTGCAGGCTTCGGAGATCCGCACATCGACGACCCCGGCTGCGCTTGGGGCGACCTCGAACGGGACGTTCGCATCTGCCGCGACACGCCGGGCATTATGGCGGTGAACATCGGGGACAGCACAAACAACTGGGTCGGGCGCCTCATGCGGTTGTATGCCGACCAAGAGGTCACGTCGAAGCAGGCCCTGAAGCTGATCGAATGGCTCATGACGGCGCTGCCCTGGCTGCTGGACAAGGAGGGCAATCACGACCTCTGGAACACGGAGAAGGGCGACCCTGCCGAGGTCATTCACCGGCTCATGAAGCTGCCCGGCATCCGCGAGATGGGCTCATCCCGCTTGCGCCTTGCCCTGCCATCCGGGGCTGAGGTGCTGATGCACGTTCGCCATGACTTCCCCGGCGGCTCGCAATTCAACCCGGCCCATGCCCTCGTCCGCGAGACCCTGTTCGGCTTCCGAGACCACATTCTGATGTGCGGGCACCGGCACTCGTCGGGCTATATCCCGGTCTTCCACAACGACCCGCGCCGGCTCTGCCACGGCTTCCGCCTCGGGACCTACAAGGACTTCGACCACTACGCTGCCGAGAAGGGCTTTCAGGATACGAACTGGGCTCGCAGCATGGGTGCCGTCATCAACCCCGATCACGCCGACGACCCGACCCGGTTCATCAAGCCGTTCTTCAACCTGGAGGAGATGGCGGAGTATCTGACTTGGCGTCGAGGCAAGTGGGAACTAGGAAAGAGCGCAGCATGATCAACCCCCTCGCTTTCATCGCACTTGCGGCGATCCCTCTCTACCGTTGGGCTGACCGGCGCGTTGGGTCTGGCGGCGCTAACGTCCTCGGCCCTCTGGGTGGACGGAGCGTCGGCTTCCTCGGCGGCGCGCTCCTCGGGGCAGCCATCGGCTATGTCGCCGTGGGCCTGTGGGGTGCCCTCCTCGGCCCCTTCTGGGCACTCTACCGCTCGTTGGACTTTAAGCGCGGCGCCTTGACACCCATCGACGGCAGGGAACGTGTAAACGCAGTCCTCCGCCACGCGCTCGCCCTGCTGATCGCCGTGCCGATCTTCTTCCTCGGCGGCTCTTGGATTACCGCCCTCGTGGTCATGGCCGTCTACGCTGTGGTGGCCTCTCTGCTGGCGTTCGACCTCGGCGACCGGCTGATCGCCTGCAACCGCGACGGCGGCGCTTGGAACGACGAGTGGAACAATGAGGCCGAGCGCAGCCGAGGCACAGCCTACGGCGTAGCCTTTGCGGTCCTGTGCCTTTGGGGTGCGCTATGGTAATCAAAGAGGTCCAGTGGTTCTGGCGTCGTCTGTTCACTTTCCTGTTCGCCGGCATCAACACCGCCACCGTCGGATGGATCGTCCTCAAGGTCGACGAGCCCGATGCCCTGAAGTGGATCGGGCTGGGCCTGATCGCCGCCAACATCCTGCTCGCCTTCGTCTACATGGCCGGGGCGACGTTGGTCGATCTCACGCGGATCAAGACCGAGGCCATCAAGACGGCGGAAGAGGTCAAGGAGATCATCACATGATGCAGATCAACCGCTACCTGCTCGCCTTCTGCGCCATCCTCGTCGCCTTCGGCCTCATCCTCGCGGGCTACTACAAGGTGATGTTCGACATCCAGCGTAAGCGCGCCGAGGCCGCAGCCGCCGAGATCAAAGCCACGCGCCAGGCTCTTGAAGCCGCCAACGTCTACACCGAGAAAACCGTCATCATTCGGGAGAAGGGCAATGCAGCCACCCAGCGGATATACAAAGCGCCGAACGCGGACAGTCCTGTGCCTGACGGCGTGCTGTCTGCTTGGCGCGACGGCATTGGCCGGCTGCGCGACGACAGCGCCGAGCCAGCCGATCCCGCAGGCGTTCAAGGAGCCGTGCAAGGGGCCGGAGGATAACGTCAAGACCATCGCCGACCTCGCCGCCTTCTCCGTGCAGCAAGAGGTCGCGCTACAGGACTGCGAGGCCAAGCGGGTCGGCCTCCTGTCGCTGATCGACAAGCCCGCGAAGAAGCCCTGGTGGAGGTTCTGGTGACTGGACCGCTTTGGTACCGCGTAGCTGGGAAGCAGATCGGCGTGAAGGAGATCCCCGGCGCCAAGTCCAATCCGACGATCATGTCGTGGGCCAAGGCCCTCGGCGCGAAACTCGGCATCGCCTACACGAATGATGACACACCCTGGTGCGGCGTGTTCGTCGGCTACTGCGTGCAGGCCGCGGGCTTCAAGCCCCCGCCCATAGCCGTGCGCGCCAAGGCGTGGGCGACGTGGGGTGAGCCGCTCATCACCCCGACGCTCGGCTGCGTCCTCGTGTTCGAGCGCCCGGGCGGCGGGCACGTCGGCTTCTACGCCGGCGAGACGACCACCGCCTACCGCGTGCTCGGAGGCAACCAGTCGAACAGCGTCAACTACGCCTGGCTGGCGAAGGACCGCTGCATCGCCATGCGCTGGCCGGACAACAGCGCCCCCATCGTGCCTACGCGCGTCGTGGGGTTCACCGAGCCGAAGCAGGTCTCAACCGACGAGGCTTGACCCCTCGCGCTGATAGGCTATGCTCCTGTTCTCACGCTTCGGCGTGGGTGGCGTCCTCGACAACCCTCACGGCTTCGGGCGTGGGGCGCAGGGCCGGGGGAAACCTCGGCCCTTGCTTTTTGTGGCGGTGCGGGGCATAGTCCCCTTGTTGGACGGTTTACACCAACTCTCTTTTCTACCGGATCGCCACAATCCACCCTCCCGCCCACGGCTAGCGCAGGCCAAGTGCCGGGAGATACGCCACCGACACGCAGAAGGTCGGGGTTCTACAACTCAGGGGCCGGGGGAAACCTCGGCCTCAGCCATTTGTGGCCCACCTAGCTGATCCACAACCTCCTCACACACTCCCTGCGTCACCTAGGTGGCCCATAACCGTATGCCCTTCCCCTGCGCTTTCCTTCTCCGGGCTGCCGTGATACACTCTTCGGACTGACGGTCGAGGCCCAAAAAAGGGCTGCGGCGTCCATCAGCCCCCGACACGGTGCTTCATGGCGACGACGACCACCTTCACGACCCTCAAGGCCGATGTGCAGCGATACCTGGAGCGCGGATCCACGCTCGGTAACGACCCGGTAATCATCGAGCAGCTTCCCCGCCTCATCAACCTGGCCGAGCGGCGCATCGCCCGCGAACTCAAGGTGCAGGGCTTCATCAACGTCGTCACCGGCACCCTGACGCCCAGCCAGTCCGTCTACGCCAAGCCCGACCGCTGGCGCGACACCGTGTCGATCAACATCGGCACCGGACCCGGCAACAGCACCCGCAAGCAGGTGTTCTCCAGGGCCTACGAGTATGTCCGGCAGTACTGGCCCAACGAGGGCACAACGGGCGAGCCCGTGTTCTACGCAGACTACAACTCCAGCAACTGGTTGTTCGCGCCGTCGCCCGACGCCGCCTACCCGTTTGAGATCCTCTACTACGAGTTGCCGCCCCTGCTCGACGACGTGGTGCAGAGCAACTGGCTCACCGAGTACGCGCCCCAACTGCTGCTCTACGGCACGCTGCTGGAGGCGACCCCCTTCCTCAAGAACGACGAGCGCATCCCGGTTTGGCAAAGCATGTACGACCGTGCTGCCGCCATGCTCAACGGCGAAGACCTCGCCAAGGTGCTCGACCGCAACTCTGCCCGCAAGGAGGCATAGGTGTCCTACACCGAAGTGTTTGGAGGCACGACCCTCTACCCGTCGAGCGTCTCGTACCTCGCTCTCTCGTTGACGGCAGACACCACACTGGAGTGGCCGCTTGAGGCCAACACGGCCACCCCGGTAGCCGCGTCGATCATCGACGTGACGCCAACCGGCGCGTTCGCCATCACCATGCCCGACGCCACGCTCACCGCCCCGGGCCAGACGACTCTGTTCAACAACCTCGGCCCCTCGACCGTGTTGGTCAAGAACGCCAGCGGCGGAACGATCCTGTCCATGCTGGCTGGAACCCAGTGGAGCGTGTACCTTGCCAGCAACACCACCGCCGCCGGAACTTGGCGCACGTTCCAGTCCGGAGCCAGCACCGCTCAGGCCCAAGCCTCCGCTCTCGCCGGATTCGGCCTCCTCGCCACCGGCTCAACCCTGTCTGTCGCAGAGCCTGTCACTGGCTTCAACACCGACATCACGCTCCCTGCGGGCGCTCGCGGAGCGGCTTATCTTTGGTCGGGTGGTCTCGGAACCGTAAGCCTGATCTCAGCCAGCACTCTGGGCAACAACTGGTTCGTTGACATTCGCAACGGCGGGTCGGGCAACCTGACCGTAGACCCTTCCTCTTCGGAACTGATCAACGGCGCCACGACGCTCGTGCTGACGCCGGGCGATAGCTGTCGCGTCGTGACCGACGGAGTGGCTTGGTACACCTTCGGCCTTGGGCGCAGCGCGGTCTTTGCGTTCGACTACACGACCATCAGCATGACCGGCCAGACCTCGCCCTACACCCTGAGCGGCAGCGAACTGAACCGGGTGGCCTACAAGTTCACCGGCGTCCTGACGGCGAACATGGAGGTCGTGGTCCCGTCCACGACGCAGCAGTACTGGGTGGACAACTCGACCACCGGCGGATCGTTCACCCTTGGTCTGCGCACGGTGTCGCAATCACCCGCGATTAACGTGGTGCGCGGCTCACGGGCCATCGTCTACAGCGACGGGTCCAACGTCGTTGACGCCGACACGAGCAACGTCGCCCTGCCCATCGGCATCGCGGACGGCGGCACGGGCGCCACGACGGCTTCCGGCGCGCGCACGGCGCTCGGTGTGGCGGCGTCTGGGGCCAATGGCGACATTACCTCGCTGAACGGCCTGACGACGCCTCTGGCTATCGCCTACGGCGGCACAGGTGCCACGACCTCCGGTGCGGCGCTGGCGGCTCTCGGCGCGATTGGGTTGGCCAACGCCAACACGTTCACGGCTCGCCAGACGATGAGCGGCTCGGCGACAGACGTCGGGATCAAGTTGACAAACGCCATTGAGGCGGTGACTCTCAGCGCCACGGCGGCAACCGGCACCATCAACTACAACGCGCTGACCCAGTCGAACCTCTGGTACACGACCAACGCCTCCGGCAACTGGACCCTCAACATTCGCGGTGACGGGTCCACCTCGCTAAACACGCTGCTGGCTGTGGGCGAGAGCATCACTGTCGTGTTCCAAGTGACGAACGGCGCCACAGCCTACTACCAGACCGCCTTCCAGGTCGACGGCAACGCGGTCACTCCGACATGGCAGGGCGGCGCGGCTCCGGCGGCGGGCAACGCCAATTCGGTGGACGCCTACGCCTTCTCCGTCATCAAGACCGGCGTAGCGACCTTCGCGGTCCGGGCCAGCGTCTCGCGGTTCGCCTGATGCCTTTGGCCACTACCTTCGCTAACGCCTCGGCGCGCGCTTACGGGCTGTTTGGTAGGAGTGGGCCGGAAAGTGTTTTTGACCTGCTTGTCGTAGGGGGCGGCGCAGGCGGGGGCGCGGGAAACTACTCCACTTTCGCCGCAGGTGGTGGCGCGGGCGGCGCGGATGTAGGCACCGCTAGTGGGCTCCTTTTCGCTGTGGGCTCGTACACCGTAACAATTAGCGGCGGCGGCGCGGGAGGAAGTGGCGGTACTGGGAACAACGGCTCCGCTGGGGGGACTACATCGGTCGGCATGTACTCCGCCGTTGGTCCGTCTTCGGGAGGCGGCGGCGCTCCGGGCTCCACGGGCGGGAACGGGGGAGTGAACGGCTCCGGTTTCTCAGGGGGTTCTGGCGCGGTGAGTTCCGGCCCGGGTTCGGGTACGGGCGGCGGCGGCGGCGGACGCGGCTACACAGGCGCTGCGGGGAACGCAAGCAACGCTACGTCCACCGGCGGTGCTGGCGGCGCAGGGGCAACCTCGGCCATAAGCGGTACGTCTCTCGGCTACGGCGGCGGCGGTGGCGGCGGTTTCTCGTCGATGGGGACGCCGGGAGCAGGGGCCGATGGCGGGGGCAGTGGTGGTGCGGATGGCACAGCTAATAGAGGGGGAGGCGGCGGTGGCGCGGGAAGCGGCGGCGGTCTGGGCTCAGGCGGCCATGCGGGCGGCTCAGGCGTTGCCGTCGTTCGCTATCCGACGGGCGCGTTTACCTGCACAGGCGGAACGGTTACGACCAGCGGCATATATACCATCCACACCTTCACAGGCTCCGGTACTTTCGAGAGGATTGCCTGATGGCCCATTTTGCTGAACTCGACCAAAACAACATCGTCCTCCGCGTCATCGTCGTGAACAACAGCGACATCATGGTCAATGGCCAGGAGAGCGAGGCCAAGGGCATTGCCTTCTGCCAGTCTCTGCTCGGCGCTGACACGCGGTGGGTCCAGACTAGCTATAACGGCAAGTTCCGGGGTTGCTACGCAGGCATAGGGTACACCTACACTTCTGCGGCGGACATTTTCGTCCCACCTCAAAACACGGGGGCCTGATCGGATGCCCGAGAACATCATCCGCATCCAGTCTCAGCCCGGCATCAAGCGCGACGGCACCATGCTGGAGGGCGACGCCTACGTCGACGGGCAGTGGGTGCGGTTCCAGCGCGGCCTGCCCCGGAAGGTCGGCGGCTACCGTTCGATCAACAAGTATCTGTCCGAGGTCAGCCGGGCGCTGAACGCCTACACGCAGAACGACTTGACCTACGTCCACTCGGGCTCGGCCAACAAGATCGAGCGGTTCTTCATTGACACGTCGAACAACACCTCGGTCATCACCGACCGCACCCCGACGTCCGGCTTCACAGCCAACACCGCGAACACCTGGCAGTTCGACGTTGACAGCGACACCACGCAGAACCTGATCGTCGCCCAAGTGGCGCCGAACGGCGTGAACATCGCCAACAGCACCGGCGGCGAACTGTTCTCCGGCCCAATCCTGGGGACCGGCGTCTTGACGTCAATCGCCCTGCCCGCCGGCGGCAACTGCACGGGCGGCGTCGTGGCGCTGCACCCCTACACTTTCATCTACGGGACCAACGGCTACGTGGCCTGGTCCGTGGCGGGCGACCCGACCGACTTTGTCGGCGCAGGCAGTGGATCCGCAAACGTCACGGCGCAGAAGATCGTCAAGGCCATGCCGCTCCGCGGCGGCCCGGGTAACTCCCCCTCTGGCCTGCTGTGGTCGCTGGACGCCGTCGTGCGGGCCACCTTCATAGGCGGCGCCGAGGTCTTCCAGTTTGACACCATCACCACCGAGTCCTCGATTCTGTCGCCCAACAGCGTCATCGAGTACGACGGGGTATTCTTCTGGCTCGGGGTTGACAGGTTCCTGATGTTCAACGGCGTGGTGCGCGAAGTGCCCAACGCCATGAACCTCAACTGGTTCTTTGACGGCCTGAACGAGACGCAGGCGCAGAAGGTATTTGCCATCAAGGTGCCGCGCTACGGTGAAATCTGGTGGTGCTACCCTCGTGACGGGGCCACGGAGTGCAGCCACGCCATCATCTACAACGTGCGCGAGAACTCCTGGTACGACTGCGAGTTGCCGAACGGCGGCAGGTCCGCCGGCGCGTCGCCCGCCGTGTTCCGCAAGCCGCTGATGACCGGCGTGCAATCCTCGGCCAGCGGCTACAAGCTGTGGGTCCACGAGACCGGCGTCGACGAGGTGGACGGCACGTCTACTCAGCCGGTCTACTCGTTCTTCGAGACGGCGGAGTTGTCCCTGCCCATCTCCACCGAGGGCAAGATCAACAAGCAGCTTCAGGTCGCCCACATCGAGCCCGACTTCGTGCAGACCGGCGAGATGGTCGTGTCGGTGCATGGCCGCTTCAACGCGCGCTCGCTAGAAGTCGAGGGGCCGTTCATGCCGTTCCCGGCGACGGCTACAGACCAGACGGACCAAGTCGTCTACCTCAAGACGCAGCGGCGCCAGATGCGGTTCCGCTTCGCGTCGAACGTGGTCGGCGGCGACTACCAGATGGGTCTGATCCTCGCGCACGTCCAGCCGGGCGACGGGACGATGATCGGATGATCAACCCGCGAAACATGACGCTGACAGACTGGGCGGATAGTGTTATCCTTGTCGTGAGTGATGCGTGGTCCTTCGGCAAGCTGGAGGACGAAGCGCGTTGGCAAGACTGGGCCATCGGCTTCGTGAGAGCCTCACCGTTCACACAGCAGGCGATTCCCGACCCCTACCTGTTTGCGGACTGGCGCGACTGGGCCGAGCGCGTCTATCCCATGCTTGAGGTGACTTGATGCCTGACTTTGCCGTTAACTTCCCGGGCGAGCCGCGAGAGGACCTTTCCGGGTTCGCCGTCAACGCGCCTGCGCCAGGCGGGAGCCAACCGGCGAGCGGCATGACCGCGAACATCTCCGGGCTGCCGGACGACCTGTTCAACAAGTACTCGCAAGGGCCGACCGCGCAGTTGATGCCCGCCGACCCGAAGAAGGGCTACGGCACGTCCTACTACGCGGCCTACACCAATGACGGTGACATGGCGGGCGCCGTGATGGTCGCCGACGGCCAGAAGGTCCGCCTCGTGGACAAGATGACCGGCGACGTCGTGTTCGAGGGCGTAGGCCCGGAGGGCGCACGGCTGGCCACTTCGGTAGCCAACGGCATCTCGCAGGACCTCGGGCGCAAGGCCGCTTGGGCCATCCAGAAGCCGTCCGACGAGGGCGGCTGGGTGTCCATGGCCGAGGAGCGGTACGACCCCAAGGAGCAGAGCACCCTCGGCAAGCTGGCCGACTTCGCCCTGCCGATCCTTGGCGCTATCCTCATGCCTGTCGTTGGTCCTCTCGGCCCCGTTCTGGCGGCAGGTCTCGGCTCGGCGGCAGGCTCGGCCCTGTCGTCTATCGCGCAAGGCCGCGACGTCAGCGAGACCGTCAAGCGCGCCGCCATCGCCGGGTTGACGGCGGGCGTCGGTGCGAAGGTCATGCCGATGCTCGGCAACGCGCTCGCCAACAGCACCAGCCCGGCGGGGCAGGCACTTTCTCAAACCTACTCTAATGTCATGAACCCGCTCAACGCCGGGGTCAACGCGGTGCGGGGTGGGGCGAGTGCGATAGGTGATGCGGTGTTTGACGCCGCTGGTAACTTGATTGTGCGCGGGGGCAGCAACGCCCTGACGTCGGCCACGGGCGGCGCCCTCGGCTCGCTCGCGGGGGGCGCGACGAACGCCCTGACGGGCTCCAGCGGCCAGAACGTCGCGCAAGGTGGCTCAGGCGCTGACACGGTCGGCAACACCATTGAGGGCGTGGACGTCGTTGGGACGGGAGCCGACGCCGCTACGGGCGGCGCTCTCGGCTCGGTCGTTGGCACCGGAGCCGCCGACACCGGCAACACCGTCTCAGAGGTCGAGGTCACGGGCACAGGGGCCGACACCGCGACAGGTGGTGCGCTCGGCTCGGTCGTTGGCACCGGAGCCGCCGACACCGGCAACACCGGCAACACCGTCTCAGAGGTTGAGGTCACGGGCACAGGGGCCGACACCGCGACAGGTGGCGGGCTTGGCTCGGTCGTGGGCACCGGAGCCGCCGACACCGGCAACACCGTCTCAGAGGTTGAGGTCACGGGCACAGGGGCCGACACCGCTACGGGCGGCGTGATCGGGACTGCGGTAGGCGACGTGCTCACAGGGAGTGAAGGGTCGAACACCCTTGAAGACACGAGTACCGGCGACGACGTAGACAAGTCCCTGACCGACAAGATGCTGGACTGGATCAAGGCCAACCCCGTCAAGGCCGCGCGACTTGGCCTGACCCTGGCGGGCGGTATCGGCGGCGGTGCGGCTGCGCTTGACGACACGGACGGCGGCGGAGCGCCCCTGCCCCCTGGCTTCGCGGCTGCGGGCACACCGGGTTCGCTGTCCGACATCTTCCGCGCCAAGCTGCCGGCGCCCTCCGGGCCGTTCGCCGACCTGTCCGCTCGCAACGTCAGCATGACGCCCGAGGAGTGGAAGACCTACGGCCAGCGGTCAGAGCAGTCGTTCTTCAACAACGTGCCGCAGCGCCCGTCGGGTATCGACAACAGCAAGCGCGCACCTGTCAACCCGGGTCCTGTCGAACCGGAGCCGGGGTTCGCGGTGGCTAACACCCCGAGCGCGGCACCCAACCCCGCAACCGTCCCCGGCTTCAGTCCGACTGCACCCTCGTCCGTCAACAGCACGTCAGGCAGCGACATGAACAGGGGCGGCATGACCGCTGCGCAGTTCGCTGTCGCCATGAAGCGGTTGGAGAACGACCGCCGCGCACCGCCGATGCCCACGCCGTCCGCCGAGCCTGAGCGATTCGCCCGCGGCGGCTTCGCCGTGCGCGGCATCGGTTCTGGCCGCGAGGACAAGATCCCCGCGCGACTGAGCGACGGCGAGTATGTCATCGACGCAGAGACCGTGGCCCTGCTCGGCGACGGCTCGTCGGACTCCGGGGCCAAGCGCCTCGACGCCTTCCGCGCCAACATCCGCAAGCACAAGGGCAAGAAACTCGTCCGGGGCGAGTTCAGTGTGAACGCCAAGAAGCCCGAAGCCTACCTCAAAGGGGGACGCGCCTAAGATGCCCGACGACAACGGACTGACCAGTTTCCTGAACAGCGGCAACGTGAGCGTCGTGCCGTCCGCGAGCACGACCGAGACCGTGCTGCCGGATTGGTACACGAACTACGGGATGCAGCTTCTGGCCAACCAGAACGCGCTGATGAACACCCCGTATCAGACCTACCAGGGTCCTCGCGTCGCAGGCTTTACGCCCGACCAGCAGGCCGGGTTCGCAGCCACCAAGGACGCGGCGTTCTCCTACCAGCCCGGACTGAACGCGGCTCAGGGCGCCACAGCGGGCCTGATGAACGCGCCCGGCGGCCTTGAGACCGCCCAGCCCTTCCTCAACCGCGCCGGCCAGACGTCGGCGTCGCAGGTGCAGCAGTACATGAACCCCTACCAAGATGCGGTGGTCAACCGCATCGGGGAACTCGGTGCGCGCACCCTGCGTGAGCAAATCCTGCCGGAGATCAGCGACCGCTTCATCAAGTCGGGGCAGTTCGGCGGGTCGCGCCAGGCCGAGATGATCGGTCGGGGGATCCGCGACACGATGGAGGGCATAACGGCCAAGCAGGCCGAGGCCCTGTCGACCGGCTACACCGGAGCCCTTGGCGCGGCGCAGACCGACCTGTCGCGCGTCGGCAACCTCGCTGGAACTGCTGGCACCCTCGGTGCGGGCGACATCTCCTCCCGGCGCGCTACCGCCGCGCAGATGGCGGACATGGCTGCCCGCGAGCAGAGCCTCGGGCTCACCGGCGCCGGAGCCCTGTCCAGCATCGGCGACAAGCAGCGCGAGATGGACCAAGCGAACCTCGATGTCGGCTACCAAGACTTCCTGCGAAGCCAAGGCTACCCGCAGGAGCAGATCGACAAGGCGGCTGCCACGATGAAGAATGTGCAAGGTGCAGTGCCCCAAGGCACACTGAAATACGGCTACGGGCCGGAAGGCGCGACGAAAAATCCCGCCGAGCCGACCGACCTGATGAAGTTCAACACGCTGGTCGGCACCGGGCTCACGGTGGCCGAGGCGTGGAACAAGATTTTCGGAGGCCCGTGATGGAAGACGAAGAACTGGGTGCCCTGTCGTCGGTGACGGACGCAGAGTCCGAAGCGATGCCGGGTATGACCGGCAACCCGCAGGCGCTCGCCGTCCTGAACTCGATCCGCGCCGAGCAGAAAAAGCGATACGACGACTATGCCGCCCGCATCCGCGCCGCTCGCGCCGCCCAGCAGCCGACCCCCACGTCGGACATGTCGCGGCTCGCCAGCGCGTTTCTGGCCGCCGGCAAGCCGAACGAGGCGCGCTCCAACTGGATGGCCCTGCAACAGGGCGTTGAGAACTGGAACCAGAGCGGCGAGGCGCAGAAGGCCGCGGAACTGAAGCAGAGGCAGATCACCGCTGCCGAGGAAGCCGAACTCGCCAAGGCGGCGTTTGAGCAGGGCTCGTCGCTGGAGACCCTGGCGGCGAAGTACGCGCTCGATCCCCGGAAGTCGGGGTGGAGCGGATCTGCCGGGGTGTCGGCGGCGGGAGAGCCTTACGGCATCTTCAAAGATCCTACTACCGGACGGGTCGTCGTGAAAACCCGAGGCGGCGAGACGGCGTTTGACGCGCCGGGCACTCCGCCTGCTGGTGGTGGTGGCGCCCCTGCGGGTAACGCTCCGCCTGCTGGCGGCGGCGGCGTGTCCACCGAGGGCCTCTTCACCGGGCCGGACGGCAAGACCTACCGGAAGGACGCCTTTGGCGTGCCGCGCGAGGTGTTCGGCGCGGTGAACCGTCCGGCGAGCCCGGAAGAGGCGCGGCAGTTCGGTGCGACGGAGGGGGCCTTTGAGGGCGGCGTGTTCAAGCCGGGCGCGGGTTCCGTGCCGCTGTCGCAACTCCAGTCGGAGATTGCGAGCGGCGAAGGCAAGATCCAACACATGGGCGAGATGATCGCCCTCGCGGAGGACATCAAGTCCCGTGTCGGCCCGACCACCGCAGGCCCCGTCGGAGCCGTTGCCGGGTTCATTCCCGGTACCGCAGCCTTCACGCTCAAGGAAGAGATGGTCAAGACGCTCGGCGGCAACATCGCCTTCGACCGCCTCCAGCAGATGCGCGAAGAGTCCAAGACGGGCGGCGCTCTCGGCCAGGTTGCCGTGCAGGAGTTGGACGCCTTGCGTGCCTCTCTCGGTGCCCTGAACTCGTCAATGAACCCGCAAGACCTTCAGCGCAACCTTGACCGCGTGATCGCCGGGTATCAGCGCGCGATGGCGGCCTATCAGCGGATGCTGGCAGACAAGCAGCGTCGTCTGTCCGGCGGCGCTCCGCCGCAAGGCGCGGCCCCGGCGCAAGGTGGTGCGCCTGCGGGTGGAAAAGTGCTACGGTTCGACCCGAAGTCTGGCACGTTCAAACCCGCAGGGGGCTGATCCTTGGAACCGCAGATCGTAGAACTGCCCGACGGCACCCGGCTAGAGTTCCCCCCGGGCATGAGCCCAGAGGACATGCTGGCCGCTACCAAGCAGTATTATAGCCAGCAAGCCCCTGAGCAGCGCGCCACGGGCGACAAGCCCCCCGAAGCGCTGACCGAGACGGCCCCCGGCGAGTTCACCGGCGAGAGCGGCGCTCGCTACTCCGACAAGCCGCGCCAGCCACAACTCGTCACCGACCTCGAAGAGACCAACCGCCTGAGCCCCGAGGGTCTGCCGTCGGTTGAGGACCTGCGCGGCAACATCTTCCGCAACATCCTCGGCAAGGAGCCGCCGCCGTCAACCCCGGAACCCCCGCCCAGTCAGTTCGGAGCGGCGGCTCAAGGCGTCGCGTTGAGCACGCTGCCCACTCTCGCTGGGTATTTCGGTATGCGCGGGGGCGCCGGCCTCGGGGCACTCACCGGCCCCGCCGCCCCTGTCGCCGTCCCTGCACTGGCTCTCACCGGAGGAGCGGGGAGCGCGCTGGCCGCAGCGGAAGCGCAGCGGCAAGGGCTGGACGCGCTGCCCGAAGATTTCAAAGCCCGTTTCGGGCTGTCCGAGGAGCAGATCGCCGCGTCAAAGGAGGCATATCCCTACTCGTTCAACGCTGGCGCGCTGGCCCCCAGCCTGTTGGCTGGGCGTCCGATCTCCGCCGGGAACATGAAGCTGCTCCAGTCGGCGCTCAAGGAAGTCAACCCGGCGCTGGCCGCCCGGGTGTTCGGCCAAGGCATCAAGGAGGCCGTGCCTGTCGCCGCGCTGTCCGCTGGAGTCGGCGGCTCCATGGAGGCGGGGGGTCAACTCTTCGACGGCGACAAGAACTTCGACCCTGTCAAGATCGGCCAGTCCGCCGTTGTCAGTGGGCTCACCGGCTACAGCCCCCGCAACGTCACGGCGCTAGAGCGCAGCCTGATCGGCACCCAACAGCCGACCGCAGCGTCCGACACCCTGCAAGCGGGCACCCTGCGTCTCGGCGGCGAAGCGACCCCCGTTGACATCCTGCCGCCTGACGTCGTCACCAACCTCGCGTCCGACGTCGCCCGGGTCAACCCGCAGGCTGGTCGCAGCCTCGTGGCGGGTGCCGAGACCCGCCGCGGTCAGATGCCCGGCGCACTGTCCACAACGGCTGAGAGCCTGCCGGGCGTGCCTCCGGGCGCGACTGTCGCTGGCATCAAGGACGCCGCCAGCGCCGCCCGCCAAGCACGCCAAGATCGCATTGCGTCCGGCAAGACGAGCATCGTCCAAGGCGCGGAGGCCGAGCAGGCCGCGGCCAAGGCGGCAACTCCCGAGATTACCGAAGGCGCCATGCCCGCCATCACCCGCGGCAAGGCGGGCGAGGTCGTGCGCGACACCCTGTCGGCGCAAAAGCAGGCGGACTTCGACAATTACAAGGCTCTCTATGCCGAGGCAGAGGCGAAGGGCGACGTGCCCATTTCACCGAAGTTTGAGCGCGGGGAGGGTGCGGAGGTGTTCGACCCTGTGTCAGGCAAGTCCGGCACGCCGCAGGATCTCGGGCCGGACGCTACGGGTGTGATCTCGCAGATCGCTGACGCCGCCATGGGCCGGCGCAGCACACTCCCCCGCACCAACATCCCGAAGACCGAGGGGGTCCTATCGCAACTGAACCCCGACAACCTCACCTTCCGCACGCTGATCGACGCCCGACAGGCGTTCAGCACGATTCGCCAGGGTAACGCCGACGCCACTGAGGCCGCCGCCGCCCGGGACGCCATCGCGGCTATTGACAGCACGCTCAAGGACCTGACGGCGGCGGGGCGCTTCGGCGACTCTGAGGCCGCCACCGCGTGGTCGTCGGCCAACTCTGCGTTCAGCGGTTTCATGTCTCGGTGGGACGACACCTTCGCCGACCGGATCGTCGCCAGTGACGCCCCGGGTGCCAGCGCCGCGATCTTCGGAGGCCCGGACACCCTGCCCGGCCAGACGCCTAACCGGGTTCGCGACCTCGCCGACCTGCGCGACCGCCTCGGGCAGGACAGCGCGGAGTGGGCCGCTGTGCAGCAGGAGATGCTGGACCGCGCCCTGAGCCGGGACATGGGCAAGGGCACCTTCGGCACGGCGTTCGCCAAGTGGGAGCGCATCAACCCGGAACTGGCCGCGCTGCTGGTGCCAGAGGGGGGCCGCAACGCCCTGGTCCGCGCACAAGGAGAAATCAAGGCAGCGACCGAAGCGTCCGTCGCGGCGAAAGCCCGCGGCGTCCGTGCCACCGAGCGCGCCACCACCTTGATGAAGCGGACAGAGGATGCGTTCAAGGCGAAGGTTGAGCCCGCTTCGCAGGGCCTGAACTTCATGTCGACGGGGGCGCTGGACTTCCGCAACGCTGTTGACGGCTGGACACCCTCGCAACGCCAAGCGGCGAAGGTCGGTGTGCGCCAAGCCATGCGCGACGCGGCATCCAAGCCCGACGCCTCGATCCGACTGCTGGCCGACCTGGCCGACAACACTGATGCGCAGGCCAACCTGCGCTCCCTGCTTGGGAACGCCGAGGCCGACGACATTATCCGCAAGGCCGTTGCCGCCAAGGAGGTCGCGAAGCGCATTGGCGCTCTGGAGCAGGGCGCCCGGTCGGGTCTCGGCGCCGCACCCACGGAGCGGGACCTTTCAGACATCGCGCCCGACGTCATCGTTAAGTCCGGGCCGATGGGCAACAAGGTGGAGTTGTTTGACAACTTCTTCCAGTCTGTCTCGCGCCTGCTGACCGCCAAGGGCCTGTCCAGCGCGGAGGCGCTTCAGGTGTCTCGCGACCTGCTGGACCCGGAGAAGGCGGATCTGGTGCGCGACCAGCTTGCCAAGCAAATCGGCGAGGGGCCAGCGGACGCCGCCCGCCGCCGGGCGCAAGCGTTCTACGGGCCGATGGCGGAGCGCCTTGGTATCGCCGCCACCCGTGCCGCCGTGACGCAACGCGAGCCCCCACCCAAAGCCGAAGCACCTGCCGCGCCGCCGGCGGAAGAGGAAAAGGCCGAGTTCATCTCGCTCACGGCGCCGACCCCGGAAGCCGCGATCACTGTCGCATCAACAATGGAGTTGCCTGCGGAGCGCGCTGCGGAAATCGCCGCCCCGATCATCGCCAACGAACAGGTTGAGGGCACAGGCGACAATCCGCGATCCAGCGCAGTCGGGTACGGGCAGTTCATCGACCCGACCTTTATCGCCTACTACCGCAAGGCTTTCCCTCAAGAAGCGCGGGGCCTTTCCGAGCAGGACATCCTCGCCAAGCGCGGCACCGGCGTCGAGCGCCCCATGCTCTTGGCTTACACGCAGGACAACGTCGGCGCCTTGGTGCAGAACGGCATGAAGTTGACCCTGCAAAACCTATACGCGCTGCATCACATGGGCGCGGCGCTTGGGGTAGAACTGCTTCGCGCCCGGCCAGATCAGCCCGCCGAGCAGGTGCTAGGCGCCGACGTGGTCCGGGCCAACCCGCAATTCAGCGGTATGACCGCCGGGCAGGCCGTGAAGTGGCTCGCATCGCACGCAGCCAAGGGTGTTCCGATCACCCGGCCCGGCGCCGCATAGCCTCAAGCAGCACGTCCTGCACGCTGCGCTTGTTGACGAGTCGGTCCAGCACCATCGCGTCCACCGTCCCCTTGGCGAGGATGTAGTGGATAAAGACAGGCCGGTCGTAGCCGGACTGCTTCTGGCGCTGCGGGCCGATCCGCTCGATGATCTGGTCGTGTTCCTCAAGGTTCCAGTTCAGGCCGAAGAACGCGAGGATGTTGCCGCCGTCCTGTAGGTTCAGGCCGTGGCCCGCCGACGCCGGATGCGCGACCAGCACCGGGATGCGCCCAGCGTTCCAGTCCACAATCGTCTTGGGGTTGTCGTCCAGCGGCTTGGCCCCTGGAACCGCAGCGAGGATCCGCGCCAGATCGCTCTTGAAGTTGTAGGCGACCAGCACGGGCATCCCGTTGGCCTCCTCCACCACGCTCTTGAGCGCGTCGATCTTCTCGTCATGCACGACGGCCCACGAGCCGTCCTCCTTGTAGACCGCGCCATTCGACAACTGGAGGCACTTGCTGGTGCGCACCGCAGCGTTCACGGCCTCCACGCCCTCGCCCTCGATGAGCGCCCACATGTCGCGCTCCATCTCCTCGTAGGTCTTGCGCGCGTCCTTCGGCAACTCGACCTCGATCACGTTGCGGATCGGCTCGTCGACGTCCAAGCCCTTGACCGTCAGGCACACGTCCTTGAGCCGGTCCTCGATCTCAGCCTGCGCGAACTCGCGTGGCTGGAGGCTGTAGCCGTCCCAGCCCTTGGTGAACCAGCGCGCCTCGAACGCCGAGAACGTGCGGCCCAGCCGCTCGCCGCGGTCAACGAACCAGACCTGGCCCCACAGGTCCTTGAGCCCATTCGGTGCCGGCGTGCCCGTCAGGCCGATAAACCGGCGCGACTTGGTGTGCGCCACCTTCGCCAGCGCCCGCGCCCGGGAGCCGCCCTGCCGGGTGCGGTAGGACTTCAGGCGGGTCAACTCGTCGGCGATCACCGTCTTGAACGGCCAGCCCTCGCCGTAGTGGGCGACGAGCCAGGGCACGTTGTCGTAGTTGGTGGCGTAGACGTCAGCAGGAAGGCGCAGGGCGGCCTCTCGCTGCTTGGCGGTGCCCAACACTGGCACGACCCGTAGCGCCTGTGTGTGAGCCCATTTGGCGGCTTCCTGTGGCCATGTGCTGCTCACGACGCGCTTCGGTGCCAGCACCAGCGCGGGGAACACCTCCTCGACCGTGTCCAGCGCGCTCAGGGCCGTCAGCACCGTGACCGTCTTGCCCCCGCCCATCGGCATCCACAGGACGCTGCGGCGCAGGTTGTAGAGGTGGTCGAGGGCCTCGCGCTGGTAGTCGTGCGGCGTGAAGGTGCGGGTCACACGAGGTCGCCGCCGAACAGCTTGTCGGCGTCGACACGGAAGCCGAAGCCCCGGCGGTTGATGACGGAGCCCTCCGGCACTTTCTGCCGGATGCGGTGGATCACGACCGACAGGTGGGTGTGCGACTTGCGCCAAGCGTCCATCGACGACGAGGTGTCAAGGCCGATGGCCGTGGCCAGATGCACGTTGCTGGCGTAACCCTCGTGCTCAAGCAGGTAAGCCAGCACCAGCGCCTCCTGTGGGCCGAGGTTGAACATGTCGGCCAGTTGCGAGATGGTCATGCGATGTGCCTTCCGTCGGTCTTGAGGCGAGGGGGTTTGGACATGACGAAGGGGGTCTGCTTCGAGTAGACCACCTTCTGGTGCGCCGGGCAGTAGGAGCGGTGCCCCTCGGTGTCGGCGCAGCAGGAATAGATCCCGTCGTCCTTGACGATGGGGAAGGCGCACTCACCGAACTTGCGCTCGGTCCACAGGCTCATCGGCGAGCCCCGCACCGGCGCGACGCTGACGGGCGGCTGCACCTTGGGCGGGCGCGGGGTAGCGGGTCTCGCCGGCTTGGCACCAGGTGCCCCCGGCGCCTGACGTCGGAGGCCCATGCGGCGCAGCTTGCCGAGGACGGAGTTGCGCGTGGTGCCGAGGACCTTGCTGATCTCCGCGGCGCTCTTGCCCTCGGCCCACAGGCTTTCGAGGGTGTCGGTGTTTTTATCGGTCCAAATCATGCCCGACTGTATCCCTGCTTGTTAGCTGTCCGTCAAGCGCCAATTCGATGAAGGCGTCCACCTCCTCGCGGGAGGCGACCACCCATACCCGGAAGCCGTCGGCGCGTAGCCGGTCGCCCTCGACGACCTGGAGCGGGTGCAGTCGGCCACCCGCCCGCTTGACCTCCACGAAGTGCAGGTTCGGCCCCGGCCACCAGACCATGCGGTCAGGGGCGCCGCGCCTGCCGATCCATTGCAGTTTGCGTTGCCGCCCACCCGTCGCCTTGACGCGAGCGATCAGGTAGGCCTCCACCTTGCCTTCGGGGGTCACTCAGTCCTCCTTCTTATAGCGATATGTCTCGAACCCCGCTGCGGCAAGGGGCAGGCCGACCGACCACTGGGTGCCCTGCGACATGAGCGCGGCCAGGCCCTGCGCGCTGAACGACACGTCGTCCGCCGTCTCGCAGAGGATCTCGTCGTGGACGTGCAGGACCGGGCTGTAGCCCGCCGCCTCCGCCGCGAGCAGGCCGGCGGCGAGGACGTCGCGAGCGACGGCCTGTGTCAGGTTCTCCACAAGTTTTCCACCGTATGTGTCCAGCCGCTCCCAGCGTCGGGTGTATTGGTTGGTGCCCATGTAGGACAGGCGCCCGTCCTCGTCGACTTGCGGTGACGGGTAGCAGAGGTAGCGGCCTGATGGCAGGCGGGCGCGCAGCCAGCCGCCGGAGCGCCGGAAGGCAATGCTGCTGGCCCGGTAGACCTCGCCCGGGTTGCTGATGGCGTTGCGGGCGGCGCGCTCGCAGTCATACCAGAACTTGACCGTCGCCTTGTGCTTCGCGCGCCAAGCCTTGACGATCTCAAGCACTTTGGGTTCGGGCAGGTTGACGCCGTAGATCGCGCCCATAGCAGCGAACGCGCCTATACTGCCCTGAAAACCGCAAGCAAGCTCAGAAACTTTCCCGTTTACTTGCCGCTCGTCCTTGGTTACTTCACTCGGGTCCTTACCGAGGATGCCACCTGCTGTAATCTTGTAGATGTCGTGGCCTATACCTGCGTCGAAGTCTTTGAACGCCTCCAGCTTCCACTGCTCGCCGGCAAGCCACGCTAGGACCCGCCCCTCGATGTTGGACAGGTCGGCCACGACCAGCTTGCACCCTGGCGCCGCGACGATAGACCCGCGCACCGCACTGGCGCACAACTCCATGACGTCGTCGTAGAACACCGTCTCGACGCCCGCCTTCATGGCCTCGATGCCGAGGTCGATCTGCGGCTGCTTCAGGGTCGGTCGCGGCAGATTTTGGGGCTGGAAAATGCGCCCTGAGTTGGAGACGATGCGCCCGTTCGCCATGAAACGGTTGCGCGGGCCGGCGTTCACGATGTCATACGTCCGCACTGGCGAGCCTCCGCTTGGCCGCCGCAGCCGCACGGCGCTGCGCCCCAACTTCGGCGCGACGCTCCGGCGTCCAGTAGGCGATGAGCGCCTCCTTCTGGCGCCGCTTCCGCTTATCGTGGTCAATGCGCTCCCGCGCCGCGGCAAGTTGTGACTGTCGTTCGGCACGCTGCTCGTCGGGCAGTTGAGCGTTGAAAGCCACCAGGCTCTCCGAGATTTTGACGCTCACGCCCGCGACCTGTTCAGGGGTGCGTGCGTCCCACACCTTCTTTGCCCGCGCGCGGGCCGCACGCCTGGCTTTCAACTTTTCAGACGGCGTGCGCTCCGCAAAGTGTTTCAAAAGCCGTTCACTCTGCGCCTTGCGGTCCTCGTCGGTCCACGCCTTGGGGTTTACGTTTTTGCGTTCGGCTTTCAAAGCCAGCCGCAGGTTCCGACGCGCTATGCGGTACGCCTCGCGCGGGTTGGCCAACCGCCAGTCTCGGGCTAGCGCCGAGAGTTCGGCGGCGTGTGCCTGATGCGCTTCACTCTCGCGGCAGCCCCGGGAAAGCGCCGCGCGGTAGGCGGCTTCCCACGCCGGGTCGCGGCGAAGTTCTGCGGTGGCCGAAACCCCTGCGGGGCCGTCAAACGCCCCTCCAGGTGACAGGTTGTACGGGCTGACCAGCGCCGCGATCTCTTCGATCTCGGCGACAAAAGCCTCCTCAAGCGTGTCGCATGTCCGCAAGACCTCGATGGTGAACGCCTGCGCGCCGTACTTGCGGATAGCCGCACAGAATGGGTGGTGCGCGCCCTTGGCCGCGCGCCGCACATGCTGCCCCCAGCGAACCTGTAGCGGTTGAGACGTGAGACCGGCGTAGCTGCGCCCGCTAGGACTGGTCAGCCGGTAAATCGTGTAGCGTTCCCTCTCCATAGGGGTAGCCCTCTCTGCTTTGCCTCTCCGAGGGTAACATGTTCTGAAGTTGAAACATACACTTTATGTTCAACCGTCGCACAAACCCCGTCGTGCGTAATCACAGGCTTGTCGCCGGAAAACACCACGCCTTCGTGTCGAACCCACGACTCGCCGTCCCACACCAAGTCGTCGGTCGTGACGTCCTCTATGGGCCGCTCCAAGATGCGTCCAGTGTCGTCCTTGACCCGGACAAGTGTGCCTTCCGCCAAGCAGAAACGCCCCGTGCGAGACGCCCCGGCGTACTGCATGGTGCCCCGCAGCCGCCCGTCGGACGAGGTGCCGCGCACCAGCACCCGGTACTTGGCCGGGCTGGTCGCGGCTGCTTGCAGGCGCACCTCCAGCAACTCGCGCACATCGTCCGGCACGTCGGTCTTGAGCAGGGCGCCCAGCGTGCCCTTGCGCAGGTCTTCAATCTCAAGGCCCATCGCCTCGCGCAGGTAGCCGATCAGGGCGTCCCGCTGCGTGGCGCTGGGCACGGCGCCGTCCGTCATGCGCGCCGACTCCACTGCTAGTCGCTGGCCCGCCTCCTTGGCGGCGCGCAGGGCGGCGTGGGCCAGGTCCATGTCGATCTGGATGCCGCGGTCGTTGATGGCTTGGTCCAGCCGCCACACGGCCTTCTCGGCGTCGGTCCAGTTGACCTTGGGCTGGCGAGCGTAGACCTCGCGCATGGCGACGATGTCCATGCGGGCATATTCCTTGAACGCCTCCCACTCCGCCGGATGCGTCTCTTTCGTGGCCCGGCGGATCTTGCGCGTCTTGGCCTGCGGCTTGCAGAACAGTTGGATCAGCTTCTTGCCCGCCTTGTCCTTGGCCTTGTCCAGCGGGACGCCGAGGACCTCGCACTGTTTATCAAGGGCGCCCGGCAGGCTGTGCAGCAGGCCCACGGCGAGGGTGTCGTAGATGCGCTCAACGGGCACACGCACCTGACTGAACGACAGGACCGTGCGGTCGAAGTGGCTGTTGTGAATGATGATCCGGTCGGCAGCGTCGATGAGCGACTGCATCATGCCGGGGGCCGGGAACTCGACGACCTGGACCTCGTCGTCGTCCCATGCGTAGGCCAGCAGCAGGATCTCCGCGCTCTCCGCATAGGCCCATGTGCCATGCGTGATCGGCGTCTCGCTGTAGGTTTCGAGGTCGAGCATGAGTGTGCGCATGGCAAGGGGTGAGGGGCAGGACGGCAGGAGAAGGACCGCCCTGCCCCTCTGGCTTCGCTAGATCAGATCAGCGCAGCCAAGCGCGTTGGCGTAGAGTTCGAGCATGGCCCGCTCCTCCATCGCCTTGTCGCGGTCCTTCTTGCGAAGGGCCACGATCTTGCGGAGGGTCTTGGTGTCGAAGCCGTTGCCTTTGGCCTCGGCGTAGACCTCCTTGATGCCCGCGGCGACCTCGCTCTTTTCCTCTTCAAGACGCTCAACGCGCTCGATGATGGATTGGAGTTGGCTCGCCGCGACGGAGTTGTGACCCAGGTCCGACATCAGACGAAGTCCTCCTCGTCGTCCGCGTCGAACTCGTCAGCCGAAGCTGCCGTCGACCCGCCGAAGCCCTCGCCGTCAGCGTAGAACTTCACGCCGCGAAGCACGGCGTTGATGCGCCGGCCCCACTTCGGGCTGTCGTAGGCGTAGATCTCGACGCTGGCGTGGACGTAGCAGCCAGCGTAGATGACCCCGTCGGCTTCCGTGACCGGCTGGCCCTGACGGTCCAGAGCGGTCGGGCGCAGCTTCTCGGAGCGGGTGGACAGGAAGAAGTTGCCCTCGAAGCCGTCCCACGTGTCGCCGTCCTTGGTCGTGTACGGCCCTTCGACCCATGCCGACCGCTGGTCAGCCTTGAGTTTCTTGACGATGTCGTCCGCCTTCGGACCCCACTTCTCCTTGGCCGACGCTGAGATGGCCTCGCGGATCGCCGCCACGTTGGGGGAGGCGGGGTCGATGATCAGCTTGGCGCCGTAGGCGGGGTTGTTGTCGCCGAAGGCTTGGGCCTTGAAGACCGCCGGGAAGGCCAGGCGGACGTTACGCAGTTGCAGAATGGTCATGTCGCATGTCTCTCGTTTCAGGTTTCTAGTCGAAGTCCGCCGCCGTGGCCCCGAGGGACAACGCCGGCTTCTTATCCGTGGCCGGGGCCACCGATGGCTTGCCCGGGGACCGCGTGACCAGAGCGTTGATGCGCTGGAGGCGGGCTGGGCTGTGCTTGAGCAACTTCTCCGCAACCGTCGGAGAAATCAAGTCGTATTCGTACATCTCGCTGTTCTTGAAGCGCCAGGACTTCAGCAGCTTGGCGACGTCGTCCGGGTTGGACCACTTGCGGTTGCCCATCCGGCCCTCGACCAGCTTGTAGCCGGGCACGTCAGCGCCCGCGAACAGGCGCCGCTCAATCTCGCCGCGCACGGCCTTGCACCAGTCCTCGATCAGCCCGACCTTCATCATCGCGCCGGCGAGCCACTCGGGATCCACGTTGGCCAGCGTGCCAACGAACGCCTCATCCACGTCGTCGAAGTCCTCCGCCGTCGCGCCGGTGATGGTGTCCAGCACCTCGTCCTTGAGCGCCGGGCAGACGAAGCGGGCATCGCAGAACCGGCACTGCTTCTCGCCGGGGTCGTAGGTCTGGTCGCCTGCCAGGATGCCCTGCACGACCTCCTTGGTGCTACTGGCGAAGGCCATCAGGTCGTCATGCGACAGGCTCCACCGGCTGACCGGGTTGCCGTTCTGCGCCCTCGGCTGGTGGATGATCAGGTCGAACTGCTCGAAGGGTCCGAGGAAGTCGAAACTGTGCATGGCGCCAAGGGCGTAGAGCATGAGTTGCTCGTTGGCCTCGGCGTTGACCAGCACACCCGACCCGTACTTGTAGTCGATCATGGTCAGTCTGCCTTCGGCCACGACGATGGCGTCCGCCGTGCCGAAGGCGTCGGGCGCCCCGATGTAAGGCGAGAAATCCACGCGCTGGTCGGCGAAGGCCCGGCCATCCTCGCCCATGGCCTCAAGAACCAGGTCGCGGAAGGCAAGGCCCCCTTCGATCATGGCGTCGGTGACGGGCCAGTCGGTGTCGTCAACCCGCACGGTGGTGCCGCGCAGGTTGGCGAACGCCTCGTTGCCGCCCCAGTCCTCCAGCACGATGCGGTTCGCCACGTCATGCGCGGCGGTGCCCTCGTCGGCGTAGACTGAGGTGCGCGGCGGGACCGTGTCGCACAGGGCGAGCGACCCGGGGCAGCGCAGCCAGCGGTGGGCAGCAGAGGGGGAGAAGCGAGCGTGTTGCATCAGCCGCACTCCTCCTGCGCCATCTCGTAGCCGTAGACCAGGTCGCTGAAGATGCGGCCCACCATGTCGGTGTCGTCCATGCTGCCTGAGCGGATCGGACGGGCCATCAGGTTGGCGTGCGACTTGGACAGCCGCGACAGGGCGCGCTCCCTGGCCAAGACGCGCAGACGCTGCTCGATGTCGGGTGCCATCACAGTGCGATCTCCGCAGCGGCCTGCACGGCGGCGACGATCTTCGGCCACATGTCCTCGGTCGTGCCGCGGGCGGTGGTCAGGCCGAGGGTGGCCAGCGCAGCCTTGGTGGCGTCCGGTCCCTTGCTCTTGGCCAGGGCCAGCACCGCACGGGACATGTCCTCGTAGGTGAGAGGCTCAGAGGCAGTCGTCGCAGAACCAGATGCGGGCTCGTCCGATCCAGGTTCCGAGGTAGACGCCTGTGTTGCCACAGGCGCATCGACGGAAGGGACGTGCTCCTCCACGATGGGCGTCGTCTCGTAGACCGGCTCGGGGGCCGCCTCCTCGACGCTCACCTGCACCGGCGCCGTGGCCTTGGTGCGGGTCGCGCGGGGCTTGGGGGCCTCGGCGGGTTCGCCGATGATCTGGCGGGCTTGGGACACGATCTCGGCCCAGTCAGCGCCTTCAAGCGTGATGATGATAGACATGGTTCAGTTCTCCTCTTGGTAAATCAGGGTCTCAAAGCGGTCGACCAACTCCTGCACGAGCGGGTGGTCAAACGCCTCGCGCACGCGCTCGATGAGCGCCTCGTCCTCAAGCCCTGCGGCCTGTGTCCTCGTCATGTCAGTCCTCCCACGGCCTGTACAGGGCGCGGTTCATAGCCATGAAGCCCTGCTGGAAGTGCGTCTTTGCGATGGAAGCCCACCGCGTGTTGACCTTCGAGGAGTCCACCCGCTGGATGTCGCGGAGGAGGCGCATGAGCCTACCCTCGTTCAGGGCGAAAAGGCTCAGGGCCTCGGCGACGGTCAAGGTCTCGGGGTCGTAGTCCACAGGCTCGGTCACAGGTTGTCTCCTTGTCGCGCCAGGCCACAGCGGCCCGACAACAATTATCTAATACCTAACAAGCGGGTTGTCACGCACAAAATTGCACGACGCCATGCTCCAGCATCAGCGGGGCGTCGTCGCCCTTCTGCAAGCTGCGAACTGCGCGCATCACGCTCTGCCGCCGGATGTCGCGGGCGCCCTCCTCGGGTGCCGGCACCGTGCCCACCACGTAGTCCAGCAGCCGGTCCATGCCCATGCTGGTGACGCTGGGCTCCAAGAGGCCGATGGCGTCCATCACCACCTGCTCCCACGCCCCCAGCCGCCGCTTGGCCGTCGGCTTCTGCGCCACCGGCACCGTAGCGTCCCGCACCACAAGGCTGCTCATCTCCTCGCCGTCACGGTCGAGGCCGACCACCACAGGCTCCAGGGTGAACCCCCACGACAGGTCGTCCCTGCCGTCCTTCTGCTTGCTGACCCGCATCACGCGCACAGGCCCCTCGTCGGGCCGCATGACCTCGAACTCGACGTCCGCGGCGGCGCGGATCCCGCTCCAGCCCCGCGCACCCCGCGCCGCGTCCTTGCCGCTGTGATGGACCAGCAGCACCATGGCGCCGGTCGCATCGCGGATAGCGCGGGCGTGACGCAGGGCCAGGCCCATGTCCTCGCCGCTGTTCTCGTTCGCGCCGGGCGTCACCTGTGCGAAGGTGTCGACCACCACCAGGTCGGTCGGACCCGCAGCGGCCATGGCCTCGACCACGGCGGTGATGTCCTCCTCAATCAGGAAGTTGGGGACCGCGTTCATGATGCCAAGCGGCACGCCGTCGAGGCTCAGGCCTTGGTCAAGGGCATATGCCTTGACACGAGACGCCACGCCCCCGCCGCCTTCAGCCGCGACATAGAGCACCGCGCCCTGCTTGACGGGCCGTCCGCGCCAGTCCGTCCCGCGCGCCACGGCCAGGGCCATGTCCAGCACGGCGAAGGACTTGCCGCTGCCGCTCGCGCCGTAGAGCACGCCGAGGTCGGCCCGGGGCAGGACGCCCTTGATGATCCACTCCGGTGGCTCGCGCATCATGTAGTCGCTGGCGGCGACGAAGGGGAAGCGGCCCGGGTAGCCCGGCGGCGTGGCGTAAGAGGCCGACGGCTCGGCGACCTGCACCTTCTCCGCCAGCCGCTCCAGCCGCTCGGACGGGTTCTGCGCCTCGCGCGCCTCGCGGGCCATCTTGATGACCGACGCCATGGTGACCTGGCGGCCCGTGGCCTGCCGGCGGGTGAACGAGTCCCATTGCGCCTGTAGCTGGTCGCTGCCGGGGTATTGCTCGCCGTCGCTGGACCACTCGTCCCACAGGTCGAACCCGTCGCCCTCGGTCTCGTGGTGCAGGGCCATGCCGACGCGGATCCAGTCGTCGCGACCCATGCTGGCGTCGAGGTCGGCCAGCAGCGCCTTGATCTCGGTCTCGGCCAGGCCAAGGGTGGGCTCGTGCCCGACCATGAAGTCGTCGGGGTCGCTCGGGCTTGAGGTCTGCGGGCCGAACCGCGCCTCGCAGAAGGCCCGCAGCTTAGGGGTGACGGGCGCCACCACGTCGCCGGTGTCGAACAGGTCCACGGTATAGAGCGGGTTGCCTGTGACGGTGACGAAGCCGGAAGCGGTGAATGTCTCCACGCCATAGCGGTCGGCGATGGCGCGGCTCTTGCGGTCGCCCAGCGCCCCGGCCACGAAGGCCCGGACGCCCTTGCCGCTCGGGCTGTATTCCGCATAGGTGTCGCAGACCAGCGCCTCCAGTTCGGCAGGCAGGTGGCCTTGCGCGTCTACGCAGGCGTCGAAGTCCAGCGCCGTGATGCCCCAGTCGGCGAGCATGGCCAGACCCACACCGTCCATGCCGCGGGCCTTGGCGCGCTCCAGGGCGCGCTCCAGTGGCACGAGGGAAGCGCGGTCTCGGGCGTCGCCCTGCCGGCCATAGCGCCTGCCGGCATTGGCGTAGTAAGGCACCTTGATGGCCTTGCCAGAGCCCTCGATGCGCTCATACCGCCAGCACAGCCAGCCGGGCAGGTCGCGCAAGAGCGAGGGGACGGCGAGGCCCGGAGTCGGGCCAGCCATCACTCACCCGTCAGGGCAGCAACCATCTTGCGGACGGCGGGGGACACGAGGGCCAGGCCCGGCACGCCGGAGATCTCCGCGATCTGCATGGCGCGCTTCGGCGGGGCATAACCCTGCGAGGACCACAGGCAGACGGCTTGGTGGGTCACGTCGAGGAGGCGGGCCAGAGCGGCCTTGCCGCCCACAGCCTCGATAGCGGTGTCGATGTTCATGTAGGGCTCCTTGAGCGGCGAAGGTAAACGCTTGCGTTGCGGGGCGTCAAGGGCGCCACCACCCTTTGGGCCGTGGCACCTCGGCGAAGGCGCGGATTGACTTCCGAAAGCCCGGATCGAGTAGCACCTTGGCGCGCATGGGCGGCAAGATTTGGTTGTCCCTGTCGAGGATAACGACCCAGCGATAGTCGGAGACGTCAATGGACCCGCTATCGGGAGAGCGCCACCCGTACGGGGTAGGCGCCGGGTCGGCTTTGAGGCGGGAAACTTCGCTGCGCAGTCGGTCGCGCTCCTTCCTGTCCACGGTCGCTTCGGCTTTAAGCACCCCGACCTCTAGGGTCAATTCGTCGACCTGTTGCAGCGCGCGATGCGCGGTTTCGTTTCCGAACGCCGCGGCTCGGCGCCGGACGTCCGTTTCGGTCACGCCGGTGAATGTGACGCTGACGGTCATTTGCACGGCCACTTCCCGGTGACGGCTAGGTCCACGGCGAGGAACGCATCATCGCCGCCCCGCTTGGGGTGAGCCCGCGCGTAGGCGATGAACGTGCGCCGGAGATCATCGGCGGTCGGGTTGGTGGCGGGGCAGTAATGGGTCCGCACGCCGTTGAGCGCACGGCGCCAAGTGTTGCCGCGGACAGCGGCGCGCACATAGCCGAGGCAGAAGGACCGCTCGGCGGGCATGGGCGACTCGCAGATCGGCAAGAGCCAACCGGCGGTGTCGGGTGCCGCGCTGATAGCGGCGGCGAGGGCGAGGGCGATCATCGTGCAGTCCTCTCGTTGGCGGCGCGCGCGCCGTCGTTACAGTGCTCGTGATAGGCCATGGTCTCGGCGTCGTCGGCCTCGGCGCCCCAGCAGGGGCCGCACCAGGCGTCGGCGTGGGCGTCGGTGGTTACGAGGTCGCCGTCCTCATGCCAGTCGTCACAGCGCGGGCATTGCACAGCGTCCAGCAGTCGGAGTTGGGTGGCGAAGGACTCGGGGTCCTCGCCCGGGCGCAGGGCGTCCTGCCAGGGGGCGCCGTACAGGTCCGTCAGCGGCGCGTGGATGTTGTCGGGTGTCAGCTTCACCGCCCCGCCTCCAGCGCGTCGGCCAGGGCCGCGGCCTCGGTGGCCAGCTTGCGGGCGGCATAGCGCGCGGCGTCAACGCCGGCCTCGGTGGTGAAGCTGTTGGTCAGCGTGCGGCGGATCACGGACGCCTGTGCCTCGACAGCAGAGGCGCGGCGGTTCAGGTCGATGGTGACAGTGCAGTAAGTCATCTGCGGTTCCCTAGTGAGATGATGAGCATGAGGATGGTGGCGAGGATCCAGAAGGTAGAGCGAAGGGCGGCGATCATCGGCCCGCCCCCTTCATGTCCTCAAGGGCGCGCGAGATGGCGTCCAGCAAGTCTGCGTTGGTCATCTCGTTGAGGGTGTCCAGCGAGTATCCCATGGCGAGACGGGCGGGGTGCTGGGTCGCCACCACTACCAACGGGAGGTGGGACCGCATAAGCCGCGCCATGACGAAGTCGTCCAGCGTGACAGGCGGGTAGCCCAAAGCGTCTTCAAGTGTCATTGCGTCCCTCGCATGTTGCGGTGGGCTTCCAGCGTCCGGCGGGCGAACGAGGCAAGCACGGTGTCAGGTAGGGCATCGGCCAGGGTGTAGAGGCTGGCAGACAGTCCGCGCCCGATGTCGCCGAACGTCTCGGCCTCCTCGATAGCGTGGATCAGGTCGGCCCGGGCAGGGATGCGCGGGGGTGGGTGGAGCATCATGCGCCCGCCCTCCGCTCGAAGAACTCCAGAATGTCCAGCGTCTCGCGGGCATTAACTGTGCCGGGGTATTCGGCGGCGACGTGGGCGCGATATTCGGGGATCGTCAACCAACGACAACCGGCCATGATCTTGTGCGAGCCGTCCGTCAGTCGGAACAGGTGGAAGGTGTATCCGTCCATGCGCTCGGCGGCGGCGATAAGAGTGGCAAGAGTGTCCTCTTCGTATTTGGCATCGCGCAGGTTGGCATCGCGCAGGTTGGCACCGCGCAGGTTGGCACGGCTCAGGTAGGCACCGCGCAGGTCGGCACCGCTCAGGTCGGCACCGCGCAGGTCGGCACCGCTCAGGTAGGCACCGCTCAGGTCGGCACCGCT